TGGCTCGCGATGGTACCCGCTATAGCTATATCGCATGGTTAGATGCTGAAACTAAGCTGCCTCTGCGCGTTGATCTGCTTGATCGAGATGGCGAAACGCTTGAGCAGTTCCGGGTTGTTGCGTTCAATGTTGGCAATAACGTTAGCGCCAGTATGGAAACCCTGTCTAAGGCCAACCTACCTCCGCAGTTGTCGGTTCCAGAGGGGGGCAATAAGGCTAACTTTAACTGGTCACCAACCTGGCTGCCGCAGGGCGTTGTCGAAGTGTCCAGCAGCCAGCGTCGTCTACCTACTTTCGATGGCCCGGTCGAGTCCCGTTTGTATTCCGATGGGCTGTTTAGTTTCTCTATCAATATCAATCGCGCCACGGCAAATAGCAGCGATCAGCTACTGCGTACCGGGCGTCGTACCGTAGCGACTACCGTGCGCGATAACGCAGAGATAACCATTGTAGGTGAGCTGCCTCCGCAAACGGCCAAGCGTGTTTCCGACAGTATTAAATTCAGGGCTGTACAATGATTAAAGAGTGGGCGACGGTCGTTTCCTGGGTTAATGGCGTTGCGCTGGTGCGCTGTGATGTTAAAGCATCCTGCAGCAGCTGCGCTTCCCGCGTCGGTTGTGGAAGCCGGGTACTGAATAAGCTTGGGCCGCAAACCAGCCATACCATTAGCGTTCCCTGCGAGCAGCCGTTGTCGGTCGGGCAAAAAGTAGAACTGGGCATTGCCGAGAGCAGCCTGCTTGGGTCGGCAGTATTAGTCTATATGGCACCGTTAGTCGGATTGTTCGTGATGGCATCGATATTCCAGGTGCTGTTTGCCAACGACTTCGCTTCGTTGTGCGGGGCTATACTGGGCGGCGCTGGCGGGTTTCTGGTGGCTCGCGGTCTTTCGCCTGGATTAGCCTCACGGCAGTCGTGGCAGCCAGTTATTATTAGCGTCGGTTTGCCGCCAGATTTAGTCCGCATCGAGACGACTTCCTCACAATTGGGGCAGTGATTTCACTGACCCTTATCTTTATTTACCACTCCTGCAAGAACTCGTCATTTACTCCGGTTATGCTAACAGTAAGAGCATTTCCTGGTTTCGTGGATGTAGTGTAGAATGCGGCGTTTTCGGATTAAAAAACGTCAGGCACAGAACAGCGGCCTCATGATTCGCGTAAGGCATAATTAACTCTAAATATGAAGAATATACGTAACTTTTCCATCATCGCTCACATCGATAATTGATACCATGACACCTTAAGCCAACCTTAGACAATTACCCGCTCAAGGCCCGCCAGAATCAACCTTCTCTGAAAAACTACTGTTTACATATACAGACAACCTAAGACAACGTAAGCCACTCTTTTTGTGTCCATAGCCGCGTCCATGAACTATGATGGACACGATCACAACATTTTTGATGGACATGGTGGATTATTTTCTATGGCTATTTCAGATAGTTATCTAAAGTCTTGCCTCGGGCGTGAAAGAGAGAAGGTCGAAGAGAAATCAGATCGCGATGGCCTATGGGTTCGCATATCCCGGAAGGGGGCGGTGACCTTTTTTTACCGTTACCGTTTTCTTGGTAAGCAGGACAAGATGACAATCGGTAGTTACCCTGAGTTTGGGCTAAAGGCCGCTCGTGATGAGGTCGTTAAATGGTCGGCTATCCTTGCTCGGGGTGAGAATCCCCGAATCCGCCAGAGTCTGGACAAAGCAAAAATAAACAGTCAGCACACGTTTGAAGAATTATTTCGTGAATGGCACGAGATGGTCTGTATTCAAAAGGAAACAGCTGACCAGATCCTCAGAACTTTCGAACTTCATGTATTCCCAAAGCTCGGGAAGTACCCGGCTAACCAACTCACGTTACATAATTGGCTAACCGTTCTGGACCGACTCGCCGAAGGTTACACAGAAATAACGAAGCGGGTGATCAGTAACGGCCGGCAGTGCTACTCTTGGGCAGTTAAGCGCCAGTTACTGGAAAATAACCCACTGTCAGAGCTTTCCGGGCGCGACTTTGGCATTCAGAAAAAGATGGGGGAGCGGACGCTTAATCGCAAAGAACTGGCCATTGTCTGGCGTGCCATTGAAGATTCGCGCCTCATGGAAAGAAACAAGATAATGTACAAGCTATGCCTGGTTTGGGCTTGCAGGGTTGGGGAGATCCGTTTAGCAGAAGTTCAGCACTTTGACTTTGAGGAAGGTGTCTGGACAGTGCCATGGGAAAACCACAAGACTGGCCGCAAGACCAAAAAGCCGCTGATAAGGCCGATCATCCCAGAAATGTTACCATTGCTAAAAAGGGCCATTGAACTGGCACCCGGTCAGTATGTCTTCTCAAGGTACGAGGATAAGCCGATGAGTGAAGGTTTCCACTTAAGTATCAGCAGCAACCTGGTTAAGTTTATGCTGAAGTCATATAGTGAGCAGGTCCCTCACTTTACCGTTCACGATCTGCGCAGAACGGCGAGAACTAACTTTTCAGAGCTGACGCAGCCGCATATTGCAGAAATCATGCTGGGGCATAAATTGCCCGGCGTCTGGTCAGTCTATGACAAGCATACTTATATCGAAGAAATGCGTGATGCCTATAGCAGATGGTGGGCTCGACTGATGAGCATCATCGAGCCCGATGTGCTGGAGTTCACGCCGAGGCATGCCGGGTAAGGCGCCCCTTTACATCCCTTACCAGATCGTTGAGGTGTGACATAGGGCGGCGCGTTCTGCGTCGCATCTCTTTTTCCTGCCACTCGGTGACCTTGCTCTTTAGCCACTTATTTGGACCGCCCATATAGGAGCAGTCCGGTGCAGGGAATGGATTATCATTTTTCTTTCGCTTCCGGTAGCGATCGAGTGTCCGCGGTGTGATGCTCAGTTGTTCGCAAATATCGCGAGTTTTCATTAATTCGAGTTCGTTGCCCATCATTTCCTCCACTGGCCCTTTACAGGGCCATCTCTAATCAGTCAGTCTGGCCCGGGAGACTTCTCAGTCTGCGCATTCCTGTCATCGCTGTGGCGACGTAACTTTTATGGCGATTGACTACCTCAACCCAGACTTTCACTCCTTCAACTTCTACGGTGTAAGTCACTTTTCTTTCGCAGTGTCCATAATTCCCATAACGCTCAAAATGCTTCGCCAGTGCCGCATAGCATGCCTGACGCCCCAGCGGAGATTGTTTGCTTCGGTTTATTAGTCGCATGCTAACCTCACACAAAGACGTCAACGGGGTCGCCGGCAGCGCGAGCGTTATCATTCGCTTCTCGGCGGAGCCCAAGCACGTAACCAACCGGATCCCAACTGGACAGAATGGCGTTGAGTTCTTTCTGACTATGCCAGGTAGTCAGACGCTTTTTCAGTTCAGTGGCGCAGGCGCGTACATTCGTCCGGGTGGGGCCGGTCATCTTCATGCAAAGGCACAGCGTCAGCAGCAGATCGGAATACTCATCAGCTGCTGCGCGCAAAGCAGCAGGATCAATGCTGGCTTCCAGGTCTGGCAGGCGGTGTTTTAGGCTCATTTGGCACCTCCCTTGCGACGAAGAGCCATTCTCGATCTGTTTTTCGCCAGTCTAGCTTTGCGTTGTGTTGGCGTTTCACGTTCGCGAGCGCGCGCATTAGATTCACGATTACGGCGGCGCCTTGCGTTGAGTGATTCCTCTTCGCTTCGAAAATGCATCCGAGGTTCCCCGTCCTTTGGCTCGGGCCACTGGCGCGCTTTATTCACCGCCAGCTTTTCAATCATTGCTTGGGTAATCTGCTGGTCAGTGATTCCCGCTCTGCGCTGGGCATCCCATAGAAGGAATTGCATGTCGGCCCACTCGGAGAGGTCGCCGGGTTCGGCAGCGGCTTCCATTGCCTCTTTGCTGAGGTGTTTCAGTGGGCCAACAGGACCAACATTGCCGAAGGTGGCCTGTGACCAGTCAGCGTGTTCGCGGCGAACCTGATCGCGATCAAACGCGGACTCAGCCATCAGCGCTGCCAGTGCGATTTCAGTAATACGCAAATACAGGGCCGCGCGGGACGGATTGCTGAATTCACCCTCTTTTAAAAACTTAGACATTTCCGCCACATCAGCACGGCACACGGCGATTAATTGTTCATTAGTGAATGTGGCGATATCAGTCATTCCATGCCTCCAGTTCATTCTCTATTACTTCGTCAATCTCGTCGTTGGTGGCTTCTTCATTCAGGTAGTCCCGCGCTTCTTTCAGGTATTGCTCATGGCGTTCCCGATACCAGGCCGAAAACTCAGGAGTCCAGCCTTGTAGGGAGCCGTCAAAGTCAACTTTGGCGTTACGTTCAGCCATGCTCTCAACCATGCTGTAAGCGGTGGTGAGCGCAGCGTCGCGGATATACCCGCGCAGGTCACGCTTGCGCCAGTAGGGGTTAACTTTTGAATCACAGAAAGGTTTGAATTCCACTTCCCAGCGACGAATACAACGTGCGTTTAATGACTTGCTCATGATTCCACTCCATACCTTTTGTTCATGCGACCTCCATATAAGCGCGAATGAAAGCCGCTGCAGCCTGGGCATTTATGGCATTGCCGTACCCTTTCAGGCGGCCGACGCGGTTGCTGCTTGCCACTCTTGCCACCCCGGGCTCGACTCGTCCCATTCGTGCGGCAGCCCCATCAACCAACGGGAATGTGCCGGGTTCAACTGGACGCCATTTGCCATCTCGACATAAGAGCCAGTCCGCATCTCGCCAAAAACCGTTAACCTCAAGGGGCCGCATAAGCTCGCCGCCCAGCCGATTTTGTTCGGAGTTTCTCGACCATCCCCGCTCATCTGGACTGTCGTTGCATTGGTGATATTGCTCACTTGAGGAGTTGGCCATCCCGTCGTGAAAGCCTGGCGCGGCAGCTGGTCCAGTCGCTCCTTCCCGTTCCGCAGTGCTGTCATTCCCGACGAGTCTTTCCAGTCGCGCGACGTTGGAGTTACCCAACCCGCCATTCTGGCCGCCCCTCCCAATGTCGATCCCCTGTTCGGCGCATTGGCAGCGGCACCCAGCCCCCTGACCTGGTTGTTGTCGATCGTGGTTGGCGTCGGCCACCCAGTAGGCCCGTTCTCTGATGTGCGGCGCACCGATGCCCGCTGACGTAAACGGCACAAGCCCGAAGGCGTATCCCACTCCTTCCAGGTCTGCTTGTACAAGGTCGAACCATGTGTTTGCGTTACCGCTTGCAACCTGTTCGCCAAATACATGCTGAGGTCTGCGCTCGCTGATGAGATGGAAGAAGTGGGGCCAAAGGTGCCGCTCGTCAGCAAACCCATCTCCTTTGCCTGCCGCGCTGAAAGGCTGGCAAGGGCAGGAACCAGTCCAGACCGGGCGATCGTCAGGCCATCCGGCGAGGCGGAGGGAATGGGACCAGACGCCGATACCGGCGAAAAAGTGGCACTGGGTAAATCCTCTGAGGTCGTCAGGTGTGACATCTTCAATACTCCGTTCGTCAACTTCGCCCGGGACGATATGCCCGGCGGCGATCAGGTTGCGCAGCCACTGCGCCGCGAATGGGTCTATCTCGTTGTAGTAGGCGACTGGCGTCATGCCGCCTCCCTCTTGGCTATCAATCGGGCACCGAAATTCATCAGGGCATCGCGCTCAACGGTCGTGAACTGGCAGTGAGTGCGAGGATAGGGATGCCAGATAATCAGCATTGAGCCTTTGTTATTTCCCGATACTGGCTTACCGGTTACCGGGTTGATAAAGGCAAGGCGACCTCCTACGATGAAACGTACCTCACTGGCAGACTTGATTGCCTCACGGAACCAGCCAACGGACGTATCAGCCGGGACAAGCATCACCGTGCCGATCTGGTTTTTAGATTCAGAAGCGGCTTTCTGAACAAACGGCGTGATATCGCAGTAAGGAGGGTTAATCCAGACATATCCAGGCGCTACCAGGAAGTCAGCCCATGGGGTGGTCAGCGTATTTTGCTCTTCCGTGATATAGCGGCTGCACAGCGCGTTATCAGCTGATGCTGCGGCGTCCAGTGTCAGGCAAAACTCAGCATCCAGAGCGACGAACAGAGGGAGCGGTGTTTGCCACAGGTTTCTCTGCTCAACTGGCGTTTTGCTTCCGCCGTAATTACTCGCAGATTTTTTAGCCGGCAATGCGGCTGCAATACGCTCGCCAATCCAGTGCATGACCGGTACTGCCATGCTGTTGCCGATAGCGCGATAGCGGGGGCCATCCGGGCATTCAGTCGCTTCTTTCCCGCACCATGAGATCAGTGTGTGGTTATCAGGAAATCCCTGCAGACGCTCACATTCAACCGGCATAAGACGCCGAACGGATACCCCATGCATAACGGCAGGTGTTAAATTTGTACCGCTGCTGGCACTTGTAAGCGTTGTTGATTGCTCTTCAGCGAATCCAATGCCTCTTGCCTTAGCACCTTGCCCCGGTTTGAATGCATAAGCAATCGCCGGAGGCTGCCCGCTGTTAGCGTTGCTGTTATCTGAATTTCCAGCGCGCAATGTCGGAGACAGGTCTTCTGATGCGTCTGCTCCATTATCTTTATAACTGAACGCAATACAGGCATTTTCTTGCCCGTTGTTGCGCCCGAGTGGGTGCGCCAACTCTCGGTTAATATCGGGGTCTTGAGTACCATGAACAACATAAGTTTCTAGGTCTTCTGCGGTGCTATCGTTTTCCTTTCCAAGAAGAGTTCTGGACACATCTGAGTATGAATACGATACGAGGCCAGAACCGCGCTGGCTGAATAATTCCTGATTACTGGCACCGATTCCGCCAATATTGTTTGACTGATTCAGGGTTGGGTGTGGGTTGGTCGGGTTGTCCCAGTGACTACCGCCGTTAGTGCATTTTCCAGCATGAATGGCAGTTTCCTGTTGCGATTCTCTGCCCGGCGGAGTATCCCGGCGCACGCTGTCGAGCTCAAAAAGTACCGTTGCGGGATCGAATCCCTTTCGAGCACTTGCGACAACGAACACACGGCGGCGGCGTTGGGCCACTCCGAAAAATTGAGCATTAAGGACGCGCCAGGCAATAGTCCTTTGTGGTCCAGACACACAACCTGCGTGCGTCCATTTTCCCCCTGATGGCTCAAGTTCACAGCTTTCTCCGGCAAGTCCTGCCAGAAAGCAACCAAACGCGTTGTCGTGGCTTGTGAGGATGCCCGGGACGTTTTCCCAGACGAAGATTGCTTCTTCTTCTCCGCGCTCGATGCGCTTGTCGTCAATTGCATTAGCTAATTCCACATATGAAAGGGTTAACTGACCGCGGGCATCTGCAAGGCCATTGCGCAGACCGGCAATGCTGAACGCCTGACAAGGCGTGCCGCCGACCATCACATCCGGTGCCTGCACCTCTCCAGCGCGAACCGCAGCAGCGATTTTTGTCATATCGCCCAGGTTCACGACTTCTGGCCAGCGTTCAGCCAGCACAGCAGAGGGGAAAGCTTCAATCTCTGAGAACCAGGCCGCTTTCCATCCGAGCGGTTCCCAGGCTACTGTTGCTGCTTCGATACCACTACATACAGATCCGTAAATCAGGGGGATATTTCCGCTCATGCCAGCACCTTCTTACTGTTCATCAGCTCAGCCAGTCGCTGAGCCTTTAATGGGTTTTTGATAACGTCTCCGCTTGGGGCGATCCATCCCCGGCGATTGATGGAATAGGGCAGAGTGATAATTCCCACGGTGATTCCGTCGCGGTGATGTTTCATTTTTCCTCCCGTGGGATTCGATAAATTTCTCCACCAATTACCCCGTCACCCCATTTCTCTACAGAGAGGAAGGGAATTACCTGCTCAAGTTCAGGTGCTGAAATGAATACCTCGTGCATTTCAAGAGCCGGAGCCCACCCTTCGTAATAAGGCTCGTGGTAGTTGAGAGTTATTCCGGCTGTGTGACCGAGAGCGCCCTTTGCTGTCTGCCAGCGGTGAAACGCTGTAATGTTGTTACGCGCGTCCTTGCGCAGGATGGACAGGATTGACTCAGCTGTTATTTTCATTGCTGCCACCACTTGCGGCTTGTTTCAGCTCTCTCAGGCGGATGCCGGTAACGTCCCTGCACTTCGTCTGATGCCCAGGGAAGCCATGAAGGTCGTTCCATGCTTTCCCGTAGTTATCCTGGAGGGCCTTCGGATCGTTCTCTGAGCCTGCGTAAGCAGAGAAATCAGCGAGAATCTGATCTGCGTCGGCTGGCCTTACCTGGTGAGCCTCATAGTCAGGGTCCACAGTCGTCTCTTCTGTAGGGATGCAGAACGCCTGAAAGGCAGCATATTTGTACGCAATCGACATGGCCTTGTTCGTTGCTTTATCGCCGCTGTCCATCGCCTCGCCGTAGGTGACGACGGTATGAACGCTGCCGTCCTCCGTGCTGACAAAGTCGAACTCTGCACGGACGGTTACATAAAACAACGCGCCACCATTTTTGCTTGTTCGCTCACAGGATGACCGCTCAGTACACCGCGGGAGGATCAGCAACTTGTGCTTCACCAGCGCAGGGGCCAGAGCGTTGTAAACGTCATCGATCCCACGGAATGCGTAGTTGACCTGGCTGCCCTGTTTTCTGGCCTTGCTGATGCCTTTCTCAGCCAACTCCCCGGACACAGCGCTGATAGCGACGTATACTTTTTTCTCCGTCATTGAAAATTCCCCGCAAATTCATCCCAGCTGATCACCGGGTTCTGCCGTTCTGCAGAAAGGTTTACTGGTTCGTCATCGTCGAAATCACGTTCGCCGATCGCATTGCTCATCAGCTGAATGAATTCGTCGTCATCCCATTTTTCCGCCGCGCTCATGCCGCTTTCTCCCGATGAGTAATGACGTAGCCATGCTCCGCCAGACATTCGATCACCACGCCCCAATCCAGTTGCATGAAGACTTCACGACTGTTAACCGTCCCCGACAGCACCACGTCTTCCATCTCGACGGTTAACGTGTTATGCGGGCCTACAGATGTGCGCATGTCTGTGCATTCACATTTGATGTTCATAAGCACCTCAGTAGCTGATACCGGTATGAGGAATGCGGCCGTCTTTAACCGCGGTGAGCACCTCGATAGCCTGATCGCGGGTAAGGCTGGTATTGGCCATCAGAGCCTTAACAACCTCTACACCTACGGCCTTTCGGTGCTTAACGTCGGCTTCGCGGCGCGCCTGTTCATCGGCTTTGCGCTTCTCCTCTGCCAGCCGGGCCTGTTCGCGCTGATCAGCTTCGTGGCGGATTCGGTCGGCTTCTTCCTGCGCCTTGCGACGCTCAGCTTCCACGGCTGCCTGTTTTTCTCGCTCCGCACGCTCAGCTGCTTCTTGCTGTTCGTGCTCGGCCCGCTGCTGAGCTTCAATGCGCTCACGTTCTGCGCGCTCTTTCGCCAAAATCGCCTCACGCTCTCTGGCGGCCGCGGCGTCAATTTCACGCTGCGCCTGTTCTGCTGCCTCACGCTTCGCTTTCTCTTCTGCCTGGCGCTTAATCTCTTCTTCGCGGGCAATGCGCTGGCGTTCGGCTTCTGCTTTCTTCTCGGCCTGCTCACGGTCGAAAGTGTCATTCATCAGCAGAGCCATTTCGTGGTCGGTTTCAATCTGCTTTTTGAGCTCTTCGAGCGCCGCTTTTTGCTCGGCTTCAATGCGCAAGCGCTCTTCTTCAGCAGCCTTCTCCGCTGCGATTCGAGTCTGCTCTGCTTCCCATTCCGTCAGCGGGCGACGCACTTCATCTTTCAGCGCATCGAGACGCTCGCGGACAACGCGGCGGCTTTCGTCGATCTGCTTTGGCAGAGCTTTCAGCTCAGCGACCAGGTCTTTACCTGCGTTGTCGATGTACGTTTTAGAACGAGCGACCTTGTGAGCCATGGATGCTATGGCGTCGCGACCTTTTTTGGTGGTCACGTCAGGTACCAGGCTGCGAGCCTCTTTTTCGATCGCTTCAATAAGAGGGTCGAGCTGGTCGTTATTGGTGAAAACCGCCATCGCGTTGCTTTTCTCAATGACGACTAAATCCGTTATTTCGCTCATGGTTTCCCCTGAAATTTGGTTGTAAGAATCCCCGGCGCGATAAAATCCGCCTGATAACTCAGTTAAATTCTTAGTTCGATTACTGACTGAGGCCTTGGCCTAACCCGTTTAGATAAACCTCAACCAGCAAATCGGTTGTGTAAGTGCGCTCAATGCCGCGATGCAGGTAGAGGCGACCGCGTTTGTTTGCTGATGCGGTCCAGGTGCCTTCCCGATGCTTTACGAGCATTCCTGGCATAACGGCGCCGCGGTTAACGGTCTGGGTACCGTAATGATGACTAACCATTGAACACCCCCGCAACATGCAGAATTTTGATAATCACCGCTGACCAGATAACTAGACTGACAGCCAGCACGATAACCAGTGAACGAATACCGTTTCGGCTCATACGCCACCCCAGCACTGAAAGCTGAACATCATTCGCACTCCTCAGCTTCTGGCTCATTAAGCCACTCAGGACGAGAGCCTTTGCTGATATAGAAGTCGATAACATCCAGCAGGCGAGGGTAGAACTTCAGTGCGCAACGGCCGTCCATTTTTGCTATATCTCGCTTAGAAAACTGGCGCCAGTCTTCGATTTTGTGGCTCTGGCAGCCAGCCTGGAGATACTCCCCATTCGTAATCGTGATGGTGTATTCCATTCCCATAATGACAAAGGTGAGATCAGGCAGGTTGGCACCGCGCAGGTCGGCACCGCGCAGGTTGGCATCGCGCAGGTTGGCACCGCACAGGTTGGCACCGCGCATGTTGGCATCGCGCAGGTCGGCACCGCGCAGGTCGGCATCGCGCAGGTCGGCATCGCGCAGGTCGGCACCGCACAGGTTGGCACCGCGCATGTTGGCATCGCGCAGGTTGGCACCGCACAGGTTGGCACCGCGCATGTTGGCATCGCGCAGGTCGGCACCGCGCAGGTCGGCATCGCGCAGGTCGGCATCGCGCAGGTTGGCACCGCACAGGTTGGCACCGCACAGGTTGGCACCGCGCATGTTGGCATCGCGCAGGTCGGCACCGCACAGGTTGGCACCGCGCATGTTGGCATCGCGCAGGTCGGCACCGCGCAGGTCGGCATCGCGCAGGTCGGCATCGCGCAGGTCGGCATCGCACAGGTTGGCACGGGCTCCCTGATGCCTGAATGACTCAACCCATACTTTGTGCTCATCTAAAATCTTCCGAAGCTCTACAGTATTCATCTATTCACCTTGCCTTGTCGCCGGCCAGCGGAACGTTTATCACCTGACAACAATGCGTTTGTTGTCGATGTGCTAAATTTACAACCAATAATTTCAATAGTCAAATGATTGAAACTAAATTTAGTAGAAGGAGGCAAAAAAAACCGGCGTCAGCTGGTGAGGTGTTGAGGAAAGAGGTTAACTACAGGAAGATCGTGAGGTATTGATGTCTGGACAAATGGTGGCTGTTGCCTGTTTGATAGCGAACGGATAGTGATAAGTTGGGATGCAATTGTTAATGCGCTGGAGTCAAAGCGCAGGGCCGTTGGCAATGTGATTCACAAGGGATTGCTACGGGATACGGCGGAGTTTGTGAGGAAGGGGTAATAAAAACCCGGCGCGGGGGCCGGGTTGGTTGCAGTCATTAGAACTCTGGCTTCATTCTCCCGAAGACCTTTTCAATTCCAGCCTCGTACTCTTCTTTGTTATCGCTCATCGCAGCAACACCAAGAAGTTTGCCGATATGTTGTCGTAACGCCTTGACGCCAATTTCGGACAGGAACAGGTGTAGCTTGTCTGATTGTTTACCATTCTCGTCACGACTCGCTCGGATCTGTTCAAGAATCTTACCTTTGCTTTTCGCGAGAGGAACGTAAATTTGCATATTAGTAAGCTGACCAAAACGGATAGGCCTGCCTTTCTCCGGGCGATTAAGTCCATATAACCGGTACCATTCTTCATACAGCTCGTCAGGAAATTCTCTTTCATACTGTCGCGCTTCTTCGCGAACGAATGCTTTAAAGGCATCGATTACTTCTTGTACTTCCGGCCTATAACCGGCTACTGCATATGCTAGCCCCTTGAGCCCAGCCTTCATAGATGCACCAGCCAGTTTCTGGGCCATCATTGCAGCTTTGGCTCGTGTTTGAGGGAGTGCATTTGCTTGGTGCGCATTTAAAATGGCAATCGCCATGTCGCCAACGGCAGTTAAATCATAGCCATTAGCTTCACCTGAGCCAAAAACTGATCCGCCATGGTGCCATTGAAATTTAAATGGTTTTTCCATTTTTTCGCGCAAAACTGTACCTATGAAGTCGGACATATATTGCGCGTTCAGGAGGCGAGTGACAGCTATCATGTGGTCACCAAGGCCAAGCAGTCGCGCAAGACCAGCACCAGAAACCACAGCGGTTTTGTTTTCGTCATTAAGGACGTAGCATTCAACATCAATGCCAAATTCATCCATGAAGTTTCCTTTATGAGTTGCTTTAAGTGGCTTATCACTCCATCGCGCCGCTGCTGCTTTTTTGGCAATATTAGCTCGCTGTTCTTTGGTAAGAGATTTCGCGCGAGCTACTCCCCCTTTTGCTTTCCCTTTTGGTTCTTTTTTATCGCCTGACATATGCAAGTACCATGCTGTGAAATGTGCTTGCATAATAAACAATGCATAAGAATAAAAGCAAGCATATTTTGTGTTTTATGCTTGCATTATTTAGCGCATAAAAAAGGCCGCATTTCTGCGACCTTTCATCACCTATGTGCCTCACCAGCCTACTGGCTACCCATGCTTTCTGTATTTCTGGGTACTTTACTCGCTATCACCCTAATCCGGCTCCCCATGAATATGCCAGCGTTAGAGTAGGGGTTCAGCGGTTAAGGTTTTTTATCAGATCACTAACATCATCTTTGAGCGCTTGGAGATCTCTTAGCACACCCTTCGCATGAAGGATTAATCGATGCTTTTCTGTTTCAGGAAGCTGGTTGAAGATCGCAAGAAGAGCCTCTTCTGTAACATCAAGTTTTTTAGGAATACTTAGTTGTGCTAACAGCTCTGGATCTTCAGTGTCGGGCTGCATGAAATACCAATGCTCGGGCTTTCCCGTTACTTCAGCAAGAAGCTTCAACTTCCTACCGCGCGGGATTGAACTTCCTTTCGCCCACTTCTGAACTGCCTGTGGCGTAACACCAACGCGACGGGCTAAATCGGAAAGATTCCAACCATGCTCCGTTATAGCTTGGTTGAACCTATAAGCAAAAACTTGATTGGTTTCTGTATTCATACTTTCCATTTTACAACCACAGGTTTCAGAAGTAACTGAAATAAATTGGAGTAATTTTATTGAAACGTTCAGTTTCAATGTGTATGCTTATTTTCAATCTAAGGAGGAGCCATGAACGAAAAGCTAAAAAACAAAGTTAAATCCATCACAACGCAAACTGCGCTTGGAGAAGCCCTAGGGCTTTCATCTCAAGCGGTAAGTCGCTGGATGAATTCGGGGAAAGTACCAACATCTCGAGTGCGGGCGCTCTGTCAGTTGCTGAATTGGCAGGTTACTCCGCATGAGATCGACCCGAATGCCTATCCAAACCCAACCGACGGACTGCCTAAGGAGTAGGCTAACCATGCAAACACTTTCCTTTCAACAAAATACCGTATTTAACCCGGGTGCTCTGATAAAGCGAAATCAGCCGAGAGTGGCAGATCACGACAACATTCGCTCTGCCGTTCGCGCCTGGGCGGCAACAGCAGGTCAGGATGTTGTTTCCGCATACATCATCGACGAATGGCGCCAGCAGGGCGGGGATGAAATTGAATTCCCCGCTGATATCAGTCGCGCCCGTCAGAAGCTTTTTCGTTACCTGGATAACCAGGTCGAATCGGAAAGGTACCGGGAGAATGTGCGTCTTCTAACACCGGCAATCATGGCTGTTCTTCCGCTGGAATACCGCAATCGGCTGATGCCTCGTGACGATGTTTTGTCGCGCCTGTTTTCTGCCATTAAGGAGTGCGCAGAAGCAAAGCAGGCCGTGATGCTGAACGCACCGGAACACCAGAAACTGAAGGAGGTAAGTGAGGGGATAGCTTCGCTGTTCAGGCTGATGCCTGAGCAAACAGGAACACTGATGACGATGGTGACATCGATGTTGGGGGTTATGTGAAGACGTTAAAAATGGCGAAAGCCGCGGTGGTAGGACACCAACGGCTTTCAGGTGGAATTAACTGGATCAATTCACAGGAGTAATTATGCATCTTGATGCCATTACAAAGCAAGTCGGCGTAATGACGACTATGGAAGTCCCGCAGCAATTCAGGATGGAAGGGTGGGTTTATGTATTAAGTAACCCATGCATGCCGGGGATCTACAAAGTCGGCATGACCACGACAAGCCCAGAAGTTCGGGCGAGGGAGCTGTCGTCCGCTACTGGCGTTCCGGCGCCATTCAAAATTGAAGCTGCTTTTTATACCCATTCCCCACTGGAATCAGAAAAAGAAGTCCATGAGGTTTTATCTGAGTGGCGCGTAAATGATTCCAGAGAATTTTTCGAGCTTTCTTTAGGGGAAATCATTCACGCCTGCTCTCAGAGCTGTGAAGCGCAAGTAGGGGAGTCCGTTGAAAGCATCGCTGTTTATAACGACTTCATCACTTTCGAAACCCTTGGGAAGCTCAACGTCAATAGTCTCTTCGATGACATTGGCATAAGCGTCTTTGGTGACAAATTAGCTACGGCTGAGCGGCTGATCCGCATCGGCGCAGATACCGTTTTGAACATCAGAAAAAAACACGGCGTCGTCATTGCCATGCATGACTCGAATGCGTACGCCATCGAGCCAGCTGATGAACAGGAACTCAGGAAGCGCAGAGAAGAATATGAGTCTTTTCGGGCTGAGCGTGAGTCCCAAGGCATTTACGGACCGACACAACCTGTGGAGTTTTAAATGGCCAGATCCAGAAATATCAAACCAGGCTTTTTCACAAATGATGAGCTTGCAGAATGCCATCCTCTGGGGCGACTTCTGTTTGCTGGTCTTTGGACGATAGCAGATAAAGAAGGGCGTCTTGATGATCGCCCTAAAAAAATTAAAGCGATGCTTCTCCCTTTTGATGAGGCTGATTGTGATGCTCTTCTTCAGCAACTTAATGACCATAAATTTATTAGTCGCTACCAGGTCAATGGGGATTGTTACATCCAGATATCGAACTGGAAGAAGCACCAAAACCCACACTGCAAAGAAGCTGCAAGCGAGATACCTGAACCTCTTGAGAACGATAAAAGCACCGGGCAAGAACAGTGCAAGGAAGATGAAGAGGAAGAAAAGAAGGATTCAGAATCAAGTCAAGCTGTTGAAAATAAAGTAACACCAGAATTGCATGGTGCAAACATGGTGCAAGCATCAGTAGAGAACAGTTTAAATCCTGCTGATTCCCTTAACCTGATTCCTGATTCCCTTAACCCTGATCCTGATTCCTTGGATAACACCCAAGCCGCTTCCGCGACTTGCGAAGGTGACCAAGGGGCTGAGCAGGCAACTGTTCATCAGATGGCTAGCCGATATGCATTCGAAGGTTCTGTGGTTCGTCTGAATCACAAAGACTACCAGGCGTGGTTAACCCTGTACCCGCTGATTGACCTGCAGTACGAACTTCAAAAGCTGGATATCGAATTCAGCCATGAGAAACCGAAAAATTGGTTTATTACCGCCAGCCAAAAACTGAGCTACCAGAACAAGCAGGCGTCTTCGCGGACACCTCGCAAGATTGCTAATGGGCGCCAGCATGAAAACTTTGCAGCGAAAGACTACGGGCAGACTGAAATCCCATCATGGGCGAGGGACTGATCATGGAACTGGAAGAAAAAATTTCAACCATCAAGAAGATGCTCGAAATCCTGAGTAAGCCACCAGAGGAAATCCCGAATTGCGAGCTGGTGTGTGAACGTGTGTTCTGCGAAAAGCATGGTGAATATGAGCAACGCAAAAGGATGTTTACGAACGGCACTGTCAGGCTGCCATCACCACCTACGCGCTGCCCAGGCTGCCTTCGTGATGAACTTAGCTTCCTGAAAGCTGAGAAAGTGAGATGGGAAAAACAGGTTCGCCAACAAAGCGTCGAGAGACTGCTTCGCCAACTTGAGATCCCTGAGAGATTCGCATCATGCACCCTGGATAGCTACAAGCCGGTTGGAAAAGATTCTGAGTGCGCGCTGCGTGTCTGCCAGGCCTATGCCTCGAAATGGACTGATCGCCTCCAGCAGGGTGGTGGGTTGGTTATGTGCGGTAAGCCTGGTACCGGAAAGAACCACCTTGCGCTGGCCATCGCCAAACATGTGATTGAGCAGCACCAAAGCTCAGTCGTATTCACAACGGCTCTGAAGATTGCCCGGGAGTTTAAATCTACTTGGGCAAAAACAGCCACTCGCACCGAGGATGAGGTGATCCGCCACTTCACCAGGCCAGACCTGCTTATCGTTGATGAAGTTGGCGTTCAGTTCGGTAGCGATGCCGAGAAGCTGATTATGTTCGAAATTATCAACACCCGCTACGAGCGCCTGAAGCCGACGATCCTGATCAGCAACCTGCCGAAGGATGAGTTGACGCAGTTTATCGGCGAGCGCGTCATCGACCGCATGAACGACGGCGGCGGCTGCACGATTTCGTTTACCTGGGACAGCTATCGGGAGAACCGGTCATGAAAAAAGTAAGTGGCACTCAAATCGTCATCAATTTTATCGGCAGCAATCCTGGTTGCACTTTTTCAGACATACGCACCGGAACAGGCTTGCACTCTTCTGTCGTCAACTCAGCTATCTGGGCCACCTTCAATGACGGCCGGGTTTTGCGAGCAGGTGAGCGCAAAGGCTATCGCTACACCCTTGCAGAGCAGACAACCGTAACCGAAAGCACGTCGGCGGATTTTCAGTTTAGCAATCATCATTGCGGTGCCAACAAGCTGACCAACCTTTTTAACCAGTGCCTGGCGGGAGTGAGAAAATGAACACCGAAACAGTAAACGAGCTCATTCAGTCGCTGGAGTCTGGCGAGCTGTCGATCAAAGAGACAAAGTATCTGGAGCTGGCGAGGGAGTTTAAGCAACTGGCTGCGGAGAATGTGGCGATGATTCGCTTGCTGACCGATATCAGCGAGAACCACGTTGAATATTACTCTGAAGGCGAAGACGGAATGTTTGCCGGTGTTCCACTGGATTATGTGTCCGAAATCAACATGTACGTCTCTCGCGACGTTAACGCAGAGAACCCATTCCCCGCCACCGATCGCATCGTAGCCGAAGCCGAGGCGCGCGGACTTGAGAAGGCGAAAGAAATTGTCCTCCAGTGTCACGATAACATCTGCCCTGGCGGCCTTGCTGAAAATCGACAGTACGAAGAGGCGATGGTGCAACCGTATCTGGACAGCATTTCCGATGAGCTGGACTTCGAAATTGAGCAGCTGCGCGAGGGAGCCAACTAATGAGCAGTAAATCACCGCAACGCCTGACCGAAGGGGAAATGGCGAAACTGGCAGTAAAAACCGTTCAGGAATTCGTTAACGCCTGCCACTGCAAGAATGAGGACGATATTTTGTTGGCTCTGAGCTTTTGGCTGAACGTCGGTATTGATGCCGGAGAATTAGTAAAACACGGTACAAAGGTGGTGTTGCAATGACCAATAACAAGTTAACAGCCACGGTTGAGCACCTAATTGATGCCGTTGGTCACTGGCAGCAAGATTACGACCCGAAAGAAGATAGCGAGCAGTATGACTTTTTTGGGCAATTATCTGCTGCACTGCGTGAGCTACAGGAACGCCGCAAGGCCGAGAAGGACAGCGAGCCGGTGGCGTGGCGCTATCGCACTACTGACATTAAAGGCAACGCTAACCCCCACTGGTCATTTTCCGAAGAGGCAAGCGAACTGGGGTTGTATCAACCACTCTATGCCCACCCGCCAATCACTCAGCAAGAGCCGGTGGCGTGGATTGTTCACGCCCGCACTGGTGACCAATTAACCACCGATAGCGGCTATGTCGCCAATGCTGAGGGGATATTAGGTCTGCATTCTACGCCGCTCTATCGCCACGCGCAGCAGACGGTAGTGCCGGACGAGCGAGCAGCATTCAACGCATGGAATAACGAGGACAACTTACCAATCGATGGGGTTGGCGCCAAAAATGCTGCGTGGTTGGCTTGGCAAGCCCGCGCCAAATTGACTGGCAACTCTCCGGTAATTCCAGAGGGGTTCGTGATGGTTCCTAAGGAGCCGACAAAAGAGATGATTCTGTCAGCGATGCGAGACAACGAAACGGGAGAGGTGGCTGAAATTTATGAATTGATGATCGCAGCCGCACCGCAGGAGGTGAACCATGGCTGAGTTACGCGCAGGAGGTATGGCGTTAATCATTGATAGCGCCAGCCCAGAAGAGATTGGCCGGTGTGTCAGCCTCATCAAGCTAATTCCCGTGCGTGGGACATTCACCTCACCACAGGGGCGACGCTCTAATAATGCCGGAGAAATTCCAGCCTGGTTTGTCACTGGTGATGTTAAGGCGAAGTTTGGGGAAGATTCACCGCTATGGGCTGGAAAGGGCTGGGCGCTTTACCCGCCACAGTACCTGATGCCAATAGACGGCGACGATTTCAGCAGCGAAGACGAGCACCAGAAGGAGCGGGAGCATGCCTAAATCCCCCGCAGAACGCAAAGCCAGTCACTGAAAGACAATCCAAATGCGTTACAATCCCCTCAACACCAGAGGGGATTTTTCTATGTCGAAGTGGAATATTGCATCAAAAAGCCCGGAAGAGCAGGACAAGGTAAACGTTGACCTGGCGGCTTCCGGCGTCGCGTACAAAGAGCGCCTGAACATGCCGGTCGTCGCGGAAGTGGTAGCGAGAGAACAACCAGAACACCTACGCGACTATTTCATGGAGCGCGTGCGTTACTACCGAGAAAAAAGCGTTGAGCTACCGAAAGCAAGTGACCCACGCTATACCGAAATGGCTGAGCAGAACGCCAAAAAATAGCCAATGCTCGTTGCAGTTTTATCAGGGACAGGCGTTATTTGATGCCTGTCTGAGAGCATGAACCACAAAAACAAAGCAATATTTTCCACCGATGACGGGCGTCACCAGCGATTTACTGCGCCTATCGCTTGACTTCTCATGTGTTTTGAAGGGTATCTGTTTTATTGTGCGCTTATCTAATAACAAGTTATTGAAATACATGGAGTTAATTGCATCGATCGTTTAAAGCGATCAATATATCAATAATTGATCTACAAAACCTATTTGAAGCCGGGTGGTTTCTAAACAACACTCAATTCTACTCGCACAAATCATCTTAAAACCCACGAAAATTTTCATTAACCATTGATATTAAAAGATAAAATCTTTATTTCTGTTTTTGATTGCATTTCTGAAAAATCATTACAATAATTACTGTGTATTTATACAGTGCATCAAGCGAGGTGATACTATGAAAATCGAAGTGACAATCGACAAGAACAAAAAATTACCCACCGGCGCTGTTCAGGCGCTGGAGAAAGAGCTGCTGCGTCGCTTAAATCAGAACTATGAAGACTGCCAGCTGACGATTCGCCGTGCTGGCTCTGACGGGTTGAGTGTCTATGGCGGCATCGCTGATGATAAGGAGGTTATCCAGGAGATACTCCGCGAGACCTGGGAAAGCGCGGAGGACTGGTTTTATTGAGTGTATTTATTTTGGTGGCGGCCTTTCTCTCAGAGCATCGCGTTCGCGTTACCATTGATGCTGCTACCCGTTTTAGTGAGTGCGTCAGTTTGTCTCTCAGGGGGTAATGTGAGTGATGGTATTGAACCAATGCGGAAGGGGGATTTTTGGGCCACCATAACAGATGAATCTGGCAAGGTGGTGCGCTCATTTCTGTTAGGTCAAGATGACAGGCGTCTGCTGTCCAATATTGATGGAGAAATCACCGCAAGAAAAATAGATAAAGATGAGCACATCTGGTCAAGAGCATCTCTGGTTGAAGTTATCCAAGAAATGGGCTCTAAAAATTGACTCTTCACAGTTAACTACATCATACTTGCTGTACTGGCCTGAACAACCAGTCACCTGACAGTAATGCGCCTTCGGAGAAGACGATGGCGCAGCTTCACTTAATAAAACAATCTCAAGGTATCCTGATCCCCGCTACGCCGGAGACCAGTGATTTTCTGCAATCAAAATGCAAGCTCGGCTCCGTTCTTGAAGCCGATTATAAGCTTGTCCGTAATCCGGCGTTTCACCGCCGTTACTTTGCTTTACTCAATCTCGGTTTTGAATATTGGGAACCTACCGGCGGGGCGATTTCGTCTAATGAGCGCAGGCTTATCACAGGTTACGCCAAATACCTTGCTGCATATGGCGGGAGTGAATCGGCGTTACTTGATGCCGCCGGGCAATATCTCGACCGAATAGCCGAGAAGCGATCCGGCTATATCAGTATTTGCAAATCTTTCGATGCTTACCGGGCGTGGGTCATCGTTGAAGCCGGCCACTATGACGCCATACAGCTGCCAGACGGCACGCTGAAAAAACACCCCCGCAGCATTTCTTTCGCCAGCATGGACGAGTGCGAATTTCAGCAATTGTACAAAGCATCGCTCGATGTTCTCTGGCGGTGGATCCTCTCTCGTTCTTTCAACAGCCTGCAGGAAGCTGAGAACGCCGCCAACCAACTTTTAAGCTTCGCGGGGTGATGCCGATGAAACGCTCATGGTTTCACCATCTCGAATGCACAACGCAGCAGGCCGAAGAATTGGTAGCGAGATATCGTCAGCGGGGCGTAAAGGTCGAACGAAGCTTAAACCCTGACTTTATGACATGGGCTGTCAGCGCGCAGCTGGTGGAGGACAAAAAACCGCCGCGGCCAGACTCTCGCTGGCGTAACAGGATGTGGGGGTGAACATGGCCAAGAAACCCCAACGACGCTGCAAAATCTGCCGGGAGAAATTCACTCCTGCATTCGAAAACCATCGCTGGTGCTGTCCTGGGCATGGCGCTGAATATGCCATGCAGGAACTCGATAAGAAACGCGAAAAGCAGTCCCAGGAAAAAGCGAAGAAAGAGCGTGCAGCCTGGCGCGAGCGCAAAGCAACTGTGAGGCCACTCCGACACTGGGAAGATATGACCCAGCGTGTCGTAAACGACTATATCCGAGAGCGTGACCACGATCTGCCGTGCATCAGTTGCGGCACGTTCGAAACGGTCCAGTGGGAAGCCGGGCATTACCGCTCCCGCGGGAAGGCGTCACACCTGCGCTACAACGAGGACAATATTCACAAGCAGTGCCATCACTGCAATGTGCAGCTGTCGGGAAACCAGCAGCAATACCGCATCAATCTGATAGAGAAAATCGGCGCTGAGCGCGTCGAGGCCCTCGAAAACAACAACACCCCTCACAGATACAACATCGAAGAACTGGAAGGAATCAGGCGCCATTACAGCGCGCTTCGCCGTGCGCTCGTAAAACAACGGGAGGCCGCATGAGCCAGCTCGCCATAGAGCGCATCCGGGAGCGCTGGCAAAAGCTCCGTCTGTTCCGGGCCCGCGGCACCGTACTGGTTGACTATCGCATATTGAAGAACTTTGTCCGCATCTATCAGGTCTTGGGAGAAACAGCATGACAGCGCAATATTTAGAATTTGTTCGCCAGCGGCTGATAGTGTCCACTGCAGATCTGAGTGGGGCGACGAAAGGGCAACTGATGGCCTGGCTGGAGAACGCCAAGTTTGACACAAACACATTCAAACGGAAAAAGCCGCGCATCTGGGATGAGGTAAACGAAAAGTGGATAACGCTGAATAATCCTCCGATTCCCGGCAAGCAGTCACACGCTAAAGGTTCCCATATCCCGCTGGTGCAACCGGTAGAATTTGCGACGGCATCCTGGCGCCGGGCGCTGCTGTCGCTCGAAGAACATGAGCAAGCCTGGCTGCTCTGGAACTACAGCGACAATATCCGCTGGGAGCATCAGGAGACGATAACACGTTGGGCGTGGGAGCAATTCAGCCAGCAATTGGCCGAAGTGCGCATTGCAAAGAAAACAGTGGACCGTCTGCGTCAGCTTATCTGGCTGGCGGCGCAGGATACGAAAGCTGCGCTAGCCGGGCGTGACCAATATCAGTACAGAGACCTTGCAGCTATGGTAGGGGTAACGTCAAAGAACTGGTCAGAAACCTTCACGGCGCGCTGGGAGGCAATGCTCTGCATCTTTAACCAGCTTGATACTGATGCACTTTTGCAAGTTACGAGATCACGCTCACAACAAAAGGCGACAAATTTAGATGCAAGTCTTGCAAAACTGGATTAATTAGCCTACATTTCATGTAATTCTGATATTGTGCCAATGTTGTATGCACTGGCAGTAAGATAAATTTAAGTCCGAGGTTAACGCCTTGGGCTTTTTTATGCCTGTAATCCGGTCAGGGCTCTTGAGTGAATACGTGCCGCACTACACGTATGAAGCTCATACGCGAGAGTTCTGAACCAGATAGCGGACACAACAGGTAAGAGCATTGAGCATGTGCGCACATCCCGGTGAGACCAGGCACATTTCCCTGGCGCGGCAGTGCTCTTTCCGTTGTGGTGAATGCGCAGGCTGATGCGCGTGCAACAGCTACTCATTGAAACGGTAGTTATGTCGGAGATCAGCACCGGCCACCACAGCCCAATCCCGTCAGCTGGGAAAACAGGCCACAGAGCCAACGCCTTACCCTCATTGTCAGCCGTTGCGCTGACTTTTTCATTTTCAGGCCCGCGGGAATCATCATCGATACGCTTCGTTGTTAAATCCAGCCCGACGGGCCTGACCCTTTCATGACTAGATACAGCACCCCGTTTAAATCGGAGGTGAGAGATGCAACGTATGAACCCAACCGATGGTCACAACCTACCGTACTGGTGGTCAGGGCTGCTTGGTTTCTTCTCCGTTCTGAGTCTACAGGATTATGTCTTTATCATCGGCGCCTTGATATCGGCGTACTTCACGATCAGGACCTATTACGCAAAACGGAAGGAAGAGCGCGAGCGGCTTGACGAAGAAAAAAAACGCACGCAACTTTTGGCGAGTTACTTGGCTGATGTTTCCCATAAGCCTGATAGTGATCGCCCAGCATCTGCTGAGGTGGTTACCGAGGCAATGAAGCGCATCGCTGGCGATGTACAGGAGCAGTTATGACGCCCGCAATGAGAAAAAAATTGATTGGTGTGGTCGCCGGCGGTGGTGGTGCGCTCGCCATTGCTTCTGCTCTCATCACCGGTCCAACAGGTAACGACGGTCTAGAAGGGGTACGGTACGCTCCCTATCAGGATGTTGTGGGTGTCTGGACTGTCTGCTATGGACATACAGGCAAAGACATAATGCTCGGTAAGAAGTACACCGAGGCTGAATGCCGTGCTCTTCTCAGTAAAGACCTGAACACCGTCGCTCGCCAGATTGATCCGTACATCCAGAAGCAGATCCCAGAGACAATGCGCGGGGCTCTTTACTCGTTCGCCTATAACGTCGGCGCTGGCAACTTCCAGACATCCACCCTGCTGCGCAAAATCAACCAGGGCGACAAGAAAGGTGCATGTGATCAGTTGCGCCGCTGGACCTACGCCAAGGGTAAGCAGTGGAAAGGCCTGGTGACTCGCCGTGAGATTGAGCGAGAAGTTTGTTTGTGGGAACAGAAATGAGCCGTTTAACAGCAACTTTCAGCGCAGTGGTTATCTGCCTGATAGTCTGTCTTGGGTGGCTGGCTATGCATTACCACAATACTGCTGCGCAGCAGGAATCCCGTGCTGACAACGCAGAGCAGCAGGTAACCAGCGCTCAGGCTATTACCTCAAACGCCCTGGCTACCATGACCATCTTCAATTCCATAGCAGAGGCTAACCAGCATGCTAAAGAGCAGATCGCACTGGACGCATCGGGAGCCTCGGCTGGCATCCGGGTTGCTGTTGCGAATGATGATTGCACTAATCGCCCTGTTCCTGCTGGCGCAGTTAAGCGGCTGCAACAATACGCGAACGGTTTACGTCAAAGTTCCGGTGGTACCACTCCCGGCCAGCCTGACGGCTGAGACCCCACAACCGGCAATCCCTGATAGTCTCACGTGGGGCCAAAGCCTGGATTTGAACATCAGCCTGCTATCAGCTCTGGGGCAGTGCAACCGTGATAAGGCTGACATCAGGCAGGCGGAAACAAAACGCCAGTAGGGCATTACAGAGCCACTTCAAGAGGTGGCTCGATAATGTCAAGGCGAGGACAAAATTATGGCAAAACCGGACTGGGAGGCCATCGAGACGGCGTACCGGGCCGGGGTGATGTCCCTCCGTGAAATTGCAGCACAACACGGCATCAGCGAAGGTGCTATCCGTAAGCGCGCTAAGCGTGACGACTGGTCTCGCGACCTGGCCGCAAAGGTGAAGGAACGCGCTGACGATCTGGTACGCAAAGCAGAGGTACGCAAGCAGGTACGCACCGAAACAGCATTGTCTGAGCGCGTACTTATAGAGGCTACGGCGGAGGTGGTTGCTGCTGTGCGCATGGAGCACCGCGGCGATATCCGGCGTGCCAGGGAGATAACGAACGCTCTTTTTGATGAGCTCGGCGCCGAGTGCGCAGATGTTGACTCTCTGCGAAAGCTTGGCGAATTGATGCTATCTCCCGATGAGAATGGCCGGGATAAGCTGAACGAGATTTACCATTCGATTATCAGTATGCCAGAGCGCGTGAAAGCGGTAAAAGCGCTGAGCGACGCGCTGAAGAACCTGATCGGACTCGAACGCCAGGCTTATGACATTGACGGGCCGGAAGGCGACAATTCTGTTAAGCAACTCTCTGACCTGATGGATTCCTTGTCTCAGGGGGCGTAATGAAACCTGAGCACCTCAAGCTGCTGTCCGACAAAGACTGGCGGCTGAACAATCTTTACTGGATCACCGACAAAGAAGGAAAGCCCACACGCTTCAGGATGACGCCTGAACAGCGGGAATACTTCGAGGGTATCCACACCCGCAACATCATTCTGAAGGCTCGCCAGCTCGGGTTCACGACTGAGGTGTGCATCATCCAGCTCGACGCGGCACTGTTCGAGTCGGCAAAGTGTGCATTGATCGCCCACACGCTGAATGATGCAAAGCGCCTGTTTCGAGAAAAGGTGAAGTATGCATACGACAAGCTGCCAGCTGAGATAAAGGCGGCCAATCCGGCGAGCAACGACTCAGCTGGCGAGCTGGTCTTTAAGAAGGGCGGATCACTCTACGTCAGCACCTCATTTCGTGGCGGTACGCTGCGTTACCTGCACGTCTCCGAGTTCGGAAAGATATGTGCCAAATATCCTGACAAAGCCCGAGAAATTGTCACTGGTGCGTTTGAGGCAGTATCGGCTGGATGCTTCGCTACTATCGAGAGCACAGCCGAGGGCCGGGCGGGTTATTTCTTCGATTACTGTCAGACGGCAGAGAAAGCGTTACTGCAGGGCAAGCCGTTATCTGCGCTGGACTGGAAGTTTTTCTTCTTCTCCTGGTGGAAGAATCCACAGTACGCAATTGACCAGGTAGAACCGCTGCCAGTACGCCTGATTGAATACTTCGCTGAGATGGAGGCGAAGCACGGCGTAGTAGTCAACGAACGCCAAAAAGCCTGGTATTACGCCAAAGAAAAGACGCTCGGCGACGACATGAAGCGCGAATACCCGACGATACCGGCGGAGGCGTTCCAGCAGTCGGTCGAGGGCGCGTACTACGCCAAACAATTCCGCTGGCTCTACACCAACAAGCGGATCGGCCAAATCCCGGATAACTCACATCTACCGGTTCACACGTTCTGGGATATTGGTGTGGGCGACTCCACGGCGATCTGGTTTGTTCGCGAAGTTGGAGAGGAGTTTCACATCATCGACTACTACGAAAACTCTGGAGAGGGGCTGAGGCACTATATGAAGGTGCTGAAAGACCGCGGCTACGAGTACGGCGAGCACTGGGGCCCGCACGACATCGAGAACCGCGAATTTGCTGCTGACGCGAAGTCACGCAAAGAACTAGCACGCGAGGGCTACGAGATTGACGGCCAGATGTATTCGATGAATTTCCGCGTTGTTCCTAAGGCGGGGATCGACACTGGCATAGAGTCGGTGCGTGAAATCATCAAGTCCTGCGTTTTCGATGAGGAAAAGTGTGCTGTTGGCATCTCCCACCTCGAAGGTTACCGCAAGGAGTGGGACGACAAGCGCGGTTGCTGGAAAGATAAACCACTTCATGACTTCACATCACACGGCGCTGACAGCTTCCGTTACTTCGCAGTGACGAAGAACAACCGTAAGCAGGTCGGCACTGTATTCTTCTAAGGAGCATCGCCAGTGAGCGAACAAGATAACGGCCTTCAACTGGCTGTGAACAATCTCGCCACTGAAATGCGGCGAGCGAATTACCTTAACGCCATCGGTATCGGCGGGGGCAATACCAAGCGCCCGACGCTTTACCAGGAGTTTGGCTACCCGCGCACCATTACCTTCCATGACTTTTACAATATGTACCGGCGCAACGCCGCTGGTTTCGCCGTGGTGCATCGTCTTCTGGATGGTTGCTGGCAGGATTATCCGGTTATCGTTGATGGGGATGAATCCCTGGAGGCGAAGAAAACCAACCCATGGGAAAAGAAAGTCACCAGGTTCATGAAAAAATGGTGGCCGAAGGTGAAGGATGCCGACCGCCGCAATATGGTGGGGCGCTACTCCGCGCTGTTACTGCAGATCAAAGATAACCGGTCATGGAATGAGGAAGTCGACACCACTCTTGTGAAGAGGCTCGGTGAAGGAGCTCTGGTTAAGCTGATCCCTGTGTGGGAGCCGCAACTGACGGTTGCAGAATGGGATAACGATCGCCAGTCCAAGACGTTCGGCCAGCCGAAGATGTTCAACTTCAACGAGCAGCCGGTTGGAGACGAGGCTTTCGTCGGACCGATGCGCGGTGAGCCTGTGCATCCAAGCAGGGTGATCCTGTTCTGCGAAGGCTCAGAGGATGACAACGTCCTGTCTGGCATCCCGCTTCTTGAGGCCGGATACAACAAAGGGCTCGACCTTGAGAAGATTTCTGGCGGTGGTGCAGAGGGCTTCCTGAAGAACGCCAGCCGGCAGATCGCGGTCGAGTTCAGCAAAGAAACAGATATGGCCACGCTGGCTGACCAGGCTAAGAGAGCTGGTTATGCCGACCTCGGCGAAGCGATGGGCGACAAGGTCAATAAGCTTAATCGCGGCACCGATGCGGCGGCGGTTATGCAGGCCGGGCAGATGCGTGTTCTGAGCGTGACGCCAGGCGACCCGGGGCCGACTTGGGAGGTCACCGCGAACGAGCTGGCAGCGTCAGTGCAAATCCCCTTCACCATCCTGTTTGGACAGCAGACCGGGCGCCTGGCGAGCGATGAGGATAAAACCGACTGGGCCATTCGCCGCAATACCCGCCGCAACGGCTTCATGACTGACCGAATCACCGCATTGCTGGAACGCTTCTGGACCCTTGGCATTATCGAACCGCCGACAAATGGAGAGGTCACCATTTCATGGACCGACCTGCTGGCTCCGGGCGAGAAAGAGAAAATCGAGAACGCTTCGAAACTGGCAGACATCGTCCAGAAAACCTCTGGCTTCTATGGTGGCGAGCCGCCATTTACTGCCAACGAACTGCGCGAGATTGTAGGCCTCGACCCTCTGCCAGAGCCAAAGCAACCACCTAACCCGAATGACAAGGTGACAACCAATGATCCACTGGCCGATGACGCCGGAGCAAAAGACGAAAGTCGGGACACCGGTAGTACCGCGCAGCAAGGTTGACCCTACTCGATCGGCAAAGCAGGTTACCGCTATGTTTCGGGATATCGAGAGTCGGTATCTCGGTATTAAACACGCACTAAAAGCGCTGTTTGACCAGCGTCTGACCTGGCGAGAGCGAGAGGTTAACAGCCACAACTGGCACTTCCTGTGCCACGTTAACGGCGACGAGCCCACGCTCTACCAGGTCAATGCCGGCAAGTTCATCTACGACATGTCAGCGCAGGAACTGGCGGACCTGCTTGAAGCGGTACAGACCATTCTGGACGATTACCTGCTGGAAGGTAGTGAGAAAAACCTGTGGGCGATGGATTACGTCGTCGCTGAGGTGCAGCGCGGCACGCTGGAGGCATTCAACAACCTCTCGCAGCAGTCGCAGGTGTACGCCAGCCAGACGACTTTCACGCAACTTCTGAGCAGCCCCGGTTATCTGAACCAGATAGCGGCAGCCAGGCTGACAACGTTCAGTGACTGGAAGGTCATCAGCGACGCAGCCCGCGGCGATCTGACCAATATCATCACCGACGCGGTAGCGCGTGGCGTTAATCCTCGAGAAACGGCCAGCGTTATCAGCAAGCGCCTTGATGTGTCGATGTCGAAAGCGAAGACCATCGCTCAGACTGAGCAGGTCGGTGCGCTGCGGCATGCGCAATGGAACGAGACGGACTGGGCAGCGGATCGGCTTGGATTGAATACCGGCCTACTGTGGCTATCGGCACTCAAACCGACGACGCGAACCTGGCACGCCAGCCGCCACGGCAAGGTGTACACCACCGAGCAGGTGCGAGACTTCTACGCCGAGAACGGCAACCGGTACAACTGTTATTGCAGTCAGGTGCCGGCGCTGCTTAATGACGACGGTAGCATATTCAACAAAGGGCTGGCGGAACGGCTGGCGAAAGAACGTGAACAGTGGAATTTGGTCGAAGCGGCATGATACAAAAAGGTTTTGCGGAGGATTTATGGCAAAACCAGATGAGCCGTATCGTAAGTTGATTGTAGAAAGCTTTTACCCAACCAGCATGTCAGGAAAGAAGGGAAAAGTTCATATTAGGCCAATCCCTGGCCAATGGGCTAGCACCTCACTGGCTGTTGAGTGTTCTAAGAAATTGTCTGACTTGAAGGTATTCCCCATAGGGAGTCAGTTTGAAATCACTGCCAAACTAACCGACAGGGAAGAGGGCGGGGAGTACATTTACAGTTCATTCCGATGGAAGTTTAAACACATTAAATAGGTCGCCACGGCGGCCTTTTTTATTGCCTGAAATCCATAAATGAGGACGCAACGTGAAGCTATCCAGCATCCACGTTAAATCCTTGGCAATTAACGCCTCCAACATTTCAACGACAACCATCAACGGTCAGGAACACTACGTCATTCGTGGTGCGGTTCCCATCGTCGACAACATTGTCATGAATGGTGGGCTTTATCCTGCCGAGGAGATTAACAACAGCTACCAGACGATGGAGCGCAAGTTAATGCCGCTCGGGCATCCGATGGTTGGCGGAAAATACGTCAGCGCCAACGACCCGCAGGCGGTGAATGATTATTACGCCGGGGCGTGGGCTCAGAACGTCAGTAAGGCAAACGACAAGGTCGTGATGGACGTTTATGTCAATAAGGCGGTGGCAGAAACCAAGCCTGACGGTAAGCGACTGATTCAGCGTCTCGACGACATGATCACCGGCAACAATGCCGACCCGATCCACGTCTCCACCGGACTGCTGCTGAACAAAGAACAAAAGGCTGGCGAGTCGAAGGGGAAGAAACACTCCTGGGTCGCCCACAACATGCAATTCGACCACATCGCCATCCTGCTGGACGAGCCGGGAGCCGGTACGCCGGAAGAGGGTGTTGGCATGTTCGTGAACGCCGACGGGCAGGAAGGGGAGGTCGAAACTGTCAGCCTCATCGATGCGGCGAACAGCCTTAAAGACGGCCTGGTGAACAAGGTGAAGTTCTTCTTCACCCACAACTCTGACGCATCATTCGACGAAATCTACCAGATGCTGCGTGAGGCCATCCGCTCGCCGTCGGGTAGTGACGTTTATCGCTATGTGGTGACAGTCTGGCCGGACAAATTCATCTACGAAGAGGGCTCGAAACTCTTCCAGCAGAAATACCTCATTGATGAAAACGCGGTAACGCTGGTCGGTGAGCCAGTAGAAGTCGTGCGCAAACCAACTGAGTACGAAGTCAAAACCAACGGAGAAATGAACCCGATGAAAGAGAAGATGATCGCCGCGCTCAATACTGCAGGCGTAAAAACCGAAGGGCTGACCGACGATCAGGTCTGGGATGCCTACAACCAGCAGGCGCAGAAGAAAGCAGGGGGGGATGACCAGCCTGGCACTCAGATTAACTCTGACGCGATTACCGCTGCGGTAAATTTGGCAATTAAGCCGCTGACCGACGAAATCAGCACGCTGAAAACTCAGCTACAGGCCAACGCAGAAAAAGACATCAAAACCAAGCGTGATGCGGTTAAAGCGAAATTCCCGTTTATGACCGAAGCGGCGATCAACTCGCTGGCTGGCGATGCGCTGAACGATATGTACTCACAGTGCCAGACCAGCACAGGTCTGAACCCGGCGTTTCAGGGTAATGGCGCTCAGAGTGAAATCCTTAATATGGAGGCACCTGAATAATGGCTCTTGCACCTCGTTTTCATACCGTAATCGCGGGTCCGGCCCGCAAGAATGACCCACAGGTCATTGAAGCAATCATGGCTGCAGATGTTAATCCTGGATCATTGGTAATGCTGGACAGCGCCGGGAAGTTGGCTGTGCACGGTACGGCAGGCGGTTCAGGTGTTGCTCTGGCACTCCAGCACAACTATATCGGCGGCGGTGATATCCGTTACGCCGTTCCTGCCGGAGATACTGGCGCCGCCATTATGTGCGAAGACGACGTTGACTATCACATGCTTGTCAAAGCAGGACAAGTCTTGCTGGAAAACGAAGGTCTCGTCTCCGCTGGCGACGGTACTCTTCAAAAATCCACTGCGCCTGACACTGACGTGGTCCTTTTTTACTCTCGCGAGAAAATCACCGTTGGCGCCGAGGCCCAGCTCGTGAAAGTCCGCAAATCAGGGAAAGCTACCGCATGAGCATGATCGTATTTAACAAAAAGCTGGTTACTGAACATAATCAGATTAAGAAAGCATGGAATCAGCTGCTGATGCAGCGCGAGTCCTTTAACGTTAACCAGAACTCACTCATCACACAGTACGGCGGCGCACTGGAAGTTAACCAGGCCGCGCTGATCTCGAAAGATTACTGGCGTGAAGTTGACAACATTACCACCCGAGTATTCCGCAATGACGAAGGTAACGGTCTGCTTGATGATCTGCTCGGTCTCGGTACGCCGATCTCCATCGGCAAGACCGCAGCTTTGTACCGCGTTTCCAGTGACGCGGGGAAAGTTCATCGCACACTGACGGGTCATGTGCCGGAAGAACTGGATAAAGTCATCTACGACGAAGCTGGTGACCCAATCCCGATCTTCAACACCGGCTACAGCCGCGAATGGCGTGAGTGGAACGGCATGCAGTCCGAAAACCTTGACGCAATGGCCGATGACCAGGAAGCGCACGTTGCAGCCATCCGCGAGGATATGGCTGACTACATGCTGTCTGGTGACGAGAAGGTGAAGGTTAAGGGCTATGTCGGTGCCGGTATCACCAACCACGCCAATACCAACCAAGTAGATCTGAGCGCTTCCGGTCTTAACATCGACCTGACCACAGCGACGCCAGACCAGATGGTCGCGTTCTTTACCGGGCCGTTTGCGAAGCTTCTGGACGATAACTACGTGCAGGAGAAAGTGAAGGTCTGGGTATCACCTGACATCATGCGCAACATGAGCAAGCCGTATTCTGACTCCGCAGGCTTCAAAGAAGGCACTGTGCTGGAATATATCTTGCGTTACGGCCGCATCGAGTCGGTGAACCAGACCTTTAAACTGACCGGCAACCACTTCATCGCGTATGTACGCAACTCGCAGTACATCAAAACGCGCATCGCCGCACCGGTGGGCACCTTCATGATCCCGCGTCAAAATCCGTTCGACAACTACAACTCTCTGGTCTGGAGCGCTGTCGGTCTGCAGATTAAGCGCGACTTCAACGGTCGTTCGAAAGTGTTCAACGCACAAGGTTAAGGGGCTTCGGCCCCTTCTCTTCGGGAGAAAGAATGAAAACGTTAAAGGTCGAGAAAACCGGCTGCTGGGGCATGATTGATGGTGTCTTCCAGCAGATGCCGGTAGGCCATGAGTTCGTCGCGGCAGACATTCCGGCGGCTTTTGCTGGACGCGTGTCAGTGGTGAGCGAAGTGGAAGAGAAGACGCTTGAAGTGGCTACGCCGGGCGCTGAGGCTGCAGAGCAGGCAGAACAGCAGGATGAATCTGCCAGCAAAACGAAGAAGGCGAAATAATCATGGCTGACCCAATCACAGCGGCAGACGTGCAGGCGTTCCTCGGTGAGTTGGGTTACGCCATCCCCGGCGTGCTGCTCGATCCGATTCTCTGCGTGGTGAACAAGATTATCCCGTGCCTCGATGGTGCGGGATATGACGAATGCACGGCAAAACTCATCCTGATGTATGCCGCTGCGCTCATGGCGACGTCTTCCGGTGCCCGGCGTATCAAATCGCAGGGGGCACCATCAGGGGCGTCGCGCTCGTTCGACTACGGCGAAGATGGGATTACCTGGCTGCGTGACTCTCTGGCGAAACTGGATACCAGCGGCTGCACCAGTGAGTTGCCGATAAGCGCTGGTAACAGCGTGGGTCTGTTCATGGTTGTTGGTGGCTGCTGATGTCCTGGATTTCAGTGCAGCAACGGCTGCCGCGGACGTTTACCAGGGTGTGGGTGATCACCGATGCCGGCCAGCAAACGACGGCGTATGTGAAAAGCGACGGTGAGTGGTTCATTAACTGCGACCGCATACGCGCCACAGGTGCCGCTGTGCTGAGATGGAGGGATGACTGATGTCTTCGGTAGCCAATTGGTCATATACGGCAACAGCGACAATCTGGCGGCGTATACGCGATGCTGACGGTAGCGATACCGACGGCGGAGGTCAGCCATACGGGTGGGAAGCGCCGATCGCTGTCCTCTGCGACTACCAGGGCGGTCTCTCTGCGAAAATCGGTGACCTTGGTCGGGAAATCGTGGTTAAAAACACTATATGGACCGAGCACGCAACGGCGCGGGAGGGAGATTATATCCTGATTGGCGCGTCAACCGCTGCGGTGCCGCCGGATGAAGCCGATGAGATACGGCAGGTTATTCGCTACGCCGATACATTCGAGCGGCTGGCTGACGATTTCGCACTGATTACGGGAGTCTGATTATGGGCGCTAAAGTTCGCGGCATCCGCCAGGCGAAGGCCAATCTTGACCGCATCATTAAGGACGTGCAGGGGCGTAAAGTCGTGCGCGCGTTGCGGTCGGCAATGCTCATCGGCAGCGCGCAAGCAGCGATTTACACCCCGATCGATACGTCGACGCTCATCAACAGCCAGTTCCGCGAAATCATGGCTAACGGCACCAGGGTAACCGGGCGTGTTGGTTACTCTGCGTCTTATGCTACCTACGTGCATGACCCAAACATTCCTCAAAACTTTAGGCGAGCAACTGCACAGAAAGAGTTCTTAACGAAGGGCTTTGAAGATACCCGCAGTCAGATTGACGCAGCGGTTAAGAAGGAGCTGACGCTATGACCCCGGCTATGTATATGCGCCTGAAGGACTTGTTTGTTGCTGAGAAGCTGACGGAAGGTTTTAAGGTGCAGTGGCGGCAATGGAAGGATAGCGGCAAATCCTCAGACCAGTTCATCGTTTTCCGTCCGTCAGGTGGCACAAATATCAGCCACGATATGGGTGGCGACTGGTACGTAATGGTCGATGTAGTCGGCTCAGAATTCGATCCTGATGCCGCCGAAGCTGCCGTAAGCGCCATCGTCGAGTACATCAGCGCACAATCGGGGGCGGATGATTGTGTCGGTGCGCTGAGGCTTGTCGGCAACGTCCCGGCACCGATATCAACTGAAGAGAGGCGGCTTGTGTGGCGGTTGCTCATCTCCTGCACATACGGCGAATAATCGCCAGAATCACTAACAGGCTGCCATCTGGCGGCCTTTTTTATTTGAGAGGTATACATGCAAGGCTGTGCTAATGATACCGGCAAGCTGATTGGTAAGGTGGCCGTGCTACGCATGGCCATGGGCTGTGCTGATACCGTTCCGGCGCTTTCAGAATGGAAACGCCTGGGCGCGCTAACCACCAAGGGGTTCGACTACTCCATGAATACCGTCACCTCTGAGGCTGACGATACGAAGGGGCTGGTTGAGAACCTGGTCAACAACATGGATTTCACCATCTCCGGTGAAGGTGAATTCCGTAAGCAGGATAAAACGACTGAAATCGGCGCCATTGCTATCTCGAAATATATTTTCGATGAGGTGCAGGCCGGTCGCCAGCCGTCAATTTGGGTTCGCTTCGACTTTACTGGTGAAGATGCCGGCACATATATCATGGGTTATTTCAACACAACCTCATGGTCTGGTGATTTCGGCACCTCTGATATTTCCACCTTCTCCGGTGAGTGGAAAGTCTACGATGCTGACACTGTCGTGTTTGAAGTAGCTGGCCCAGCACTGGCATTCACCACGAACCTGACTGCAACCAAGACGGTAGCCGCTGGCTCAGCCCTTAATATGGCGGTAGCGGTCGATGGCGGCACCTCACCTTACACTTACGTGTGGAAGAAAGACGGATCGGTTGTCAGCGGGCAAACAACGGCGACCTTCAACAAGACTAGCGCTGTTTCCGGTGATGCAGGCGTTTACACATGCGAAGTCACCGACTCTGCATCAACGCCTGTGAAAATCACGTCCGTTGCGTGTACGGTGACCATCAGCTAACTCACTGGCTTTTCGTGAATAGTACAAAGGGCGTTCCGGCGCCCTTGATACTGTTTATGGAGCGACTATGACCCCCATTAAAGAATTAGGTGAGTGCCTTATCGGTACCGATGACCGGGAATTCTTTTTCCGGCCGTCATTCCGCAACATGGCGTGCATCGGTGAATCTGCTGAAATCGTCCAGACGTTCTATGACCTGTGCAATGACGAGACGACGCCATTCGCACAGCGCGCGGCTGAGGCCTATATTCGCGACGAGTACAGTCGCCTCCCTGATTGTGTCCTGCGATACATTCAGAGTGGGCTACTTACCCGCAAAGCCATCATGGCAGCGCATACGGTACTAACCGCATGCTGCGACGACGATATCGGCAATCTGGTTGGATGGATGAAGCCTGCGAAATCACGAAAGCGTGGCTTTGTCTGGCGGCCGGGCAGCATGCCACCGGAAAACATGGTCATTGTTGCACAAAACCTGATGATGCATGGAATCGTTGGCAAGGCCAAGGTGCGCAAGCTTCAGCGCTACGAGACGAACGAGACGACCTCTGAATTCCGGGCGGCTGAGTACATCATGGCGGCGCGTAACCACTTCGGGATTAGTCGTGAAGAGGCAGAGAATCTCACGATGACCGAATTTGCATTACTGCTCAACGCCAAATACCCGAATCAGAAAGGCTTCACCCGTGAAGAATTCGACACGGTTATGGACGAAGACGATCGCCGCTGGCAGGCGATGATGCAGCAGGAACAAAACAGCAAAACCAAATAAACCAGCCTCGGCATAGTCCGGGGCTTTTTTATACCCGCAACAAACCTCCCGCGCGTCGCAGCGCATTTAAATCCCGAGTCTTTCAGAAAGCTGAGCCTGAGGAACGCCGTATAGGTGCGGACCTTCTCGGGGCGGCGTTTCTGTGCGAACAGGCTCATCTTTCTAAAGGAAATACCGCTATGTCATACCCAACTGTTATTAACGGCTTCGATTTTCGTGAACTGATTTTCCTCTCTGGCACAGAGTCTGCGACAGATACATTCAAAGTGGCGAAGGCATTCAGCAAGGAACACAAGGATGTCATGAGAAAGACAAGAAAGGTAATAAGCTCATGTTCGCCAGATTTTGCAGAGCGCAATTTTACGCTTTGCCATGAAAACAATGAGTTACAGAACGGAAAGCCTCAACCCTTCTACAGAATGACTCGCAATGGATGGACTATGCTGGTCTTCAGCTTTACCGGTGCTGCCGCCTTTGCATTTAAGGAGGCGTACATTGCAGCGTTCGACTGGATGGCTGATATGATTGCACAGGGGGCGCGCAATTTAGAGTCTGAGCGTAACGCCGTGATGCTTGAATTCATGAAAGAGAAGGATGTTGCCAGCATGTCTGGTCGCCTATTACGCCGGTGGGGGAAAGAGAAGAAGCCGCAGTTACTTTCACGCATTGATCAGCTGGACAAGCAAGGTCAGTTGGCATTGCCCGGCTTTCCTGGCGCGCTTACCGAAGCATGAAACCCATCAATCCTTGGTTTTTGAATAGCCCACTCATGTGGGCTTTTTATCTGAAATGGCATCAACAATTGACTCCGGCTTAGCGGAATTCTTTAGTATCTGTTGAAGCCCTTCTTCGCCTGTAATCGCAGGGGCCACAACTGCAAGCATTTTTACTATAGAGCGAAGAAGACCTTCAAGCTCAGGTGAGTTTTCCTGCTTCCTCAAATGGTCTGCCCATACCTTCATATCTTCTGTGACAGGCGGCAAATTATTGCCCTCAGCGGCAAAGTTGGCCTTAGCTAGGCTCTCTTGGCATGGTTCAGCAAGAGCATCCTGTAATATCTGAATAATCTCTGAGTTCATTGACCTGCCGTTGGCCTTGGCGCGTTCAGCTATAGCGTCTCGCATCCCATCCGGCATTCTGACGGTGAATCGCTCTATGAAGCTAGGGTTATCTTTTTCAGTCATTTTCATAAACCGTAAATTTTAATAGAAACACGGTAGCATCATATTGACATTACCCACAATGACATCATAATGGTGTCAGGCATCAAAATGATGCTATAACCAATAAGGAGACTTGTTAATGAGTGATGTTCTATATACCGGTCGTAAAAATGATAGCTTCCAGCTACGCCTGCCAGAGCGAATGAAGGAGGATATCCGGCGCTTAGCTGAGATGGACGGGATTTCTATTAACTCTGCAATCGTACAGCGCCTAGCTAAGAGCTTGCGCGAGGATCGAGTGAATGGTCAGTAAAAACGGCAAGACCCGGCAGTGCGCGAACACAAACCGGGTCTCTATCGAAAATATCCGCGTAGGAAATATCGACATGAATATTGTAGCAAAATCAGATTACAACTTCCAAGGATTCGCCTTTAACCCAGTAACAGATGGCGGGTCTATCTGGTTTACCTCCACCGAACTGGCTAAGGCTCTCGGCTACAAAAAAACTGATGCTATCAGCCAAATTTATGCCCGTAATGCTGATGAGTTTTCCGAATCCATGTCATTGACCCTCAACATGAAGGTCAACGGGATAAACAATAGCTTACGTAACAAATCGGTCAGAGTTTACTCGCTGCGAGGTGCTCACTTGGTTGCGATGTTTGCTTCAACACCAAAGGCTAAAGAGTTCCGCCGCTGGGTGCTGGATATCATCGATCGCGAGGTAAATGACGGTAATAACAGCCCTTTATTCTCAGGTAGCGTACTGCTTGAGTTTGAGAATGGTGTAATGACCAATACCAAAGTTGCGCAGCCAGGAGAACGTCTGATAAGTGTCAAAACATTGGTAGAACTGATGCAGATGAACGGTTACGTAATGACAACTAAGGAGGAGATCAAAGGAAAGGTATTAGATGCGATTGAAAAGCTGCACTAAAGAAAAGCCGACAGTTCACAGCTGCCGGCTATCCATTAATCTGTCATAAGGACCACTTAATGACTTCATTTAATTTAGCAGTTCATGAACCAAATGTCGATCCCCAGCCGTTGCCGGTGATTGAATGGAAGGGTTTGCGTGTTGTTACGACTGAAACGCTGGCCGCAGGTTATGGTTCGGATGAGGCTAACATTAGGAAAAACCTTTCGCGCAACGCCAGCCGCTTCATTGAGGGTATTCACATCTTTACCATCAAAGGTCAAGAGCTGAAGGATTTGCGAGTGACTAATAGTCACGCACAAATTTCGAGCAAAGCCCGCTCTGTTGTTTTATGGACCGAGAAGGGCGCCGCCCGCATGTCTAAGATTGTCGATACCGATGAAGCGTGGTCATTCTTCGAGCGATTGGAGGATTCATATTTCCGACCAGGCCATTCTGTTGGCATCCCGCTGACCTACGAAGCGGCTCTCGAAGATCTTCTGTTGAAGGTGAAAGAGAATCGCATTATTGCTGAGCAGCGTGATAGGGCTGTGAAGGAAAAGCTATGGATTTCAGAGAAACGGGAGGCTACCGCGATGGCTACAGCGTCTGCGGAAAAGCGAAAAGCTAACGCTCTGGCTGAGAAATTGGGAGAATGTAAGAAGCACGCTACTATCAAGGCCGTGCAGCGCATTATTAAAAAGCCATTCAGCCACTGGCCTCTGAAGAAATGGTGTGCGGCAAATGGAATGGTGCCAAAGGATGTTCCAGATGAAACGTATGGCACCGTAAAGTCTTGGCCAGCAGAAGCATGGAAAGCGGTAAACGATGTCGACCTGCGCAAGATGTTTTAACCCGAAGCACTAATTAGTGCTTCGAATTCTCAAACCCGCTTAACTGCGGGTTTTGTCGTTCCCCTGCATTCCTGCTACGATTGCCCCTATCATTTACTTAGGGGGATGGGGATGTGACAAGCAGCGAATTAGAAGCGCTTTACAAATCGGCTATAAACTTCGTTTTTGCCATAGGAAAGTTTGATTCCGAATACCTAAAAAAGGGTATGAACATCAATGATGATGATGTTAATCAGTTGATAGAAAAAATGATTTCTCATGGAGCTATTAGTGATATGGATGAGAGTGGAAACTATACCCCACTCAAAACGTACATACATAGCGAATATTTATTACAACAAGAGCTGGAAGGCGATGCGATAAAAGAGAAGGCGTTAAAAACCAATAAAGCAAATAAAACCATTGGGTTGATAGTTTTCTCTATAGCTGCGGTTGTTTTTCTTGTGACGTGCTTCTTTGCTTTTAGAGAGCCAGTGGCTCTTTTCATCGTAATTCCATTAGTTTTGCTTTGTTTTTGGGGCGCTGATAAATGGAAATGGAACGTCGGTGTCCCAGCGACTCTTTCCATAATCGTGTGCGCATTATCATTGTCATGGGTTAACTCAATTTCTCCTTTATGGGGGGAAAGGTATGAGCTAGAGCAGAAATACAAGCAAGTAAAAGAAGAAGTTAGAAAAGAAGAAAATGAAGTAGTTAAATTGATATCCATATCTCAGATGGGGGTTAAGGGGTTACTAAAAGACCCATCATCCGCTGAATTTTCTGGTGAAAAAGTTTCTAAATCTGGGGCGGTTTGTGGTTATGTAAATGCCAAAAACAGCTTTGGAGCTTATTCTGGAAAGGCTAGGTATATTTCAAGTGGCGGCCAGTCGGCTATTGATGATGGTGGCCAGTCGTTTAGCGACTCATGGGAAAGACTCTGTAATTAGAGCATAACAACCTACCTCCCAATATAGTCCTCTAACTCAATCAAGATAACCAAACCTCGCTTCGGCGGGGTTTTTTATTGCCCGGAGAAAAGGAAATGGCAGAGAACGCTGGCGGTATTTATTACGACATTGAGATGGATGTACGCGGTTTACTGACTGCTCAGCAGCGCGTTAATCAGCGCCTTGATCTGATGGAGCGCGGCTTTGATAAAACAACGCGCTCAATTGATACTACTGAGCGTTCAATGTCTAGCCTGTCACGTGTAGCGGTTGCTCTCACCGCGGCATTGTCAGTTCAGCAGGTAGCCGAATACGCTGATGCGTGGGCTACTGTTAACAATAAATTATCAAACTCTCTTCGCCCATCTGAACAACTTGCCGATGTAACTGAAAGGGTTTTCAACATTACTCAGCAAACTCGCAGTAGTTTAGATGCAACGGCATCCCTCTACGCAAGATTGGAAAGGGCAACCAGGCAGTACGGGACCAGCGCAGATGATCTGGCGAAGTTAACCACAATCATAAATCAAGGGTTTGTCGTTTCAGGTGCAACAGCACAAGAAGCTGAAAATGCAATTATCCAGTTATCTCAGGGTCTGGCGTCTGGTGCATTACGTGGCGAAGAATTTAACTCTGTTAACGAGCAGGGAAATCGCTTAATCGTCGCGCTTGCTGACTCAATGGGGGTCAGCATTGGTCAAATGCGCAATATGGCAGCACAGGGGAAACTGACCACTGATGTTGTGGTAAACGGGCTTCTTTCCCAGGGGGCTGTAATTGGCGCGGAATTTGCCAATACAACAACCACCATCAGCCAGGCTCTTCAGGTTGCTGGTAACAACATTACAAAATTCTTTGGCGAAAACTCCATAGTTCGAACAGGCGCGGCCATTTTTAGTGATGCGGTTGTTACTGTCAGTGAAAATATTGGAGGACTCAGTGCAGCTCTCACTGCGGTGGCGGCAATCATGGGGAGTCGTTATGTTGGTGCATTAACGATGGCGGCCGCTGCAAAAATAAAGACTGCTGCCGCATCTCGTACACTATCAGCAGAAGAAAAGCTGGCAGCTCAGTCCACAGCCAATAAAGCAGCCGCAGATCTGCGAGCCGCGACAGTAGCTAAGGAGCGAGCGCTTGATGAAATTCGATTGGCTGAAATGCAAAAATTGACAGCAGTCAGCGCAACAAATGCCGCAGCCGCAGAGCAGAGATTATCTGCCGCCAGAATAGCTGCTGCTGCTGCGGTTGATAACTATAATCGTTCCCTTGCGGCAAATAATGCTGCACAGGCAGCTACATCATCTGGGGCAGGCCTTGTAAGCAAGGCCTTGAGATTAGTCGGTGGAGTTGGTGGCGCAGCTGTCCTTGCTGCAAGTGCAATACTCTACTTCTCACAGCGAGCAAAAGAGGCAAGAGATGATGCTAATGCATTAGCTGATAGCGTCAATGAATTAAGCTCTAAATTCAAGACCATGTCCAACACGGAACTTGCTGCAACAATAGGAAAGCTGAGTGAGAAGCTTCCAGAGCTAAGTGATGCCGTTGCTGAAGCGAAGAAAAATTATGATGATGCAGCATATGCGGTAAAAAACTACAACAAAGAGATTGGTAATTACGGCAACTCAACCCGGGGTAGGCAAGCTGCTGAAGCATTATCTGGCGCTCAGAATAGACTTAATATCGCCACTTTCGAACTGGAAAAGGCTCAAAACAGACTTAGCCAAACACAGAACGCGATCAACATTGGACACGCAACCCTTAATGGAACCTTCAAGCAAGGAATTGATTTGCTTCGTAGGGATGGTCAGGAAGCAGGAATAGCTGCCGGCATGATGGGCAAGCTAGGGGATATGATTAATTTTGCCGCCAGAGCGAAGCAGAATTTTAACTCTTCGAGCTTAATGGTTTCTCGCAGTGAAGATGGGGATAAACTTCTCACCAGTATTGAGAGGCAAAATTCTCTATTAGCGATCACCGATAAAAGGGAAAGAGCCATAGCTGAGGCAAGGCAATCGGCTCTTGATGCTGGCGTTGAGGCGCATTCAAATCAGATTCGCCAGATTGAGGAGGCAGCAGCAAAAAGATATGACTTACAAGAGGCTGAATCAGCGGGATCTAAGTCAACCAGCAAAATTGCTCAATCGCCGGATGATGCGGCACAGTCACTCTCCAGACAGCGAGCTGAACTTGACCGCCTTAATACCGGTTATGCCGAAGGCTCTCTGGAGCTTGCAAAGTACGATGCACGAATGGCGCTGGGTGCAAATGCCAGCACCAAAGCCATTGAGCAAAGCGACGCGCAAACAGAGGCTATCTGGAAACAGCAGCAGGCCATCAAGGCAGTTGCCGAGGAAGAGCAGAGGCGACAGCAGGCAGGACAAAACTTCAGCGGGCTACAGTCTCAGGCATCGCCGGTGTTTGCTTTAGATAACCAGTTCCAGCAGCAAATGGCGCAACTTGATGAGTACGCCATGCTCTACCCGCAGAAAATTGCAGAAGTTGAGGCGACCCGCGCTCAGATAGAAGAGCAATACCGGCAGAGGCGGCAGGAAGCGCAGTGGGAAGAGCTAAGTCAGATGAGCCTCGGCTACGACATGCTGACGAGTGCTGTTGATGCATTCGGTGGTAATGCTTCCAACGCCATTACGGGCCTAATCACCGGCACAATGTCAGCACAGGAGGCGATGCGGTCGCTCGGCAATACCATCCTGAACAGTGTGATCAACAGCATCGTCCAGGTGGGCGTTGAGGCGCTGAAAAACTATATCCTTGGTCAGACTCTTGGCGCGGCCTCCGTGGCGGCATCTACGGGCATGGCGGCAACAACCGCTTCGGCCTGGGCGCCGGCTGCAGCACTGGCATCACTCGCAACACTCGGAGCCAACGCTGCGCCAGCATCGGCGGGCATCACCTCAACCGTTGGGCTGGCGAGTGGGCTTGCGCTGGCAGGGGCTCGTTACAACGGCGGTCCGGTAGTTGCTGGTAGTCTGTATCGTGTTGGTGAGAAAGGTAAGCCGGAGATTTATCAGGCCAGCACCGGTAAGCAGTACATGATACCGGGAGACAATGGCAGGGTAATCAGCAATAAGGATATGCAGGGCGGTGGTGGTTTGAATGTTCAGGTGGTCATCAACAATCAAGTGTCAAACGCTGAACCGCAGTATGTGGGGACAACCCAAAGTGACGGTAATTATGTGCTTGAGTTCCTGATTTCTGATGCCGAGCGCAATGGCCCTTACATCAGCACGCTACAATCGACGCTTGGGTTATCTCGTAAAGCAAATGGAGCGTTTTGATGGGAAAAGAAAATATCTATGGACCTGGAGAAAGTTTTAGTAGGGATATGGAGATAGGCAAAACGACCATTTTCCGCCAAAACAGACCGGTAAAATTCCGTCTGGAAATGGTTAACGGGAGTGTTGTGGAGGGGATCATCCCGGCTAACTCGGAGTTTAAGATTACGCCTCGGGATGGGGATATCAAAAAATTCGACATTATCATCGAAGATATTCCCAAGTCTCCGCAGGCAATTGAATAACTAAACCAACCCGCTCCGGCGGGTTTTATTAAGGTGAAAATATGAAATTTAACGAACTACCGGAAAAAATTCAGGAACAAGCAGCCATTGCGCTGGCGAATGAAATTCAGGGAATTGTAGCCTGGAAGGATGAAGAACGAACGGAGAAAGCGATTGCCATCGCCGTATCCGTTCGTGAGTGCTTTACCAAACTTTTTTCAGCAAATTAGCTTTGTTTCTCTTTACCACTGAAGTGCCTTACAGCTTGATCATAAATCTTTAGGATGTTAGAGGCATTGTCACTAAACATAGGGGTCTTTTCTGCTCGAATTATTTCAACAACGAGCTGAAATGCAGCCAACTCAGGGTTTGTGGTGGGATCTACGATATCTGACATTTTAAACTCCTTTTATTGTGGGTATACCAGCCTAACCTGGCATCAATGCTCTTAACATCCTGATAAACGATCAGTGCCGCAGCTGCGGATTTTTTTATGCCCGGAGGAAACGTGGCAACAGTTCAATACCCTCCGTTCCTGCCGCTCCCCCAGCGCGCAGATCAGAACATGACGCAGGACACGGCCTGGCAGACAACGCAGACGGCAGTAGGTCCTGCGATATTTACCCCAATCACAACTGACCTTAAAGCAACCTGGACGCTGCAGTGGATATTTACGCTGGCGCAGGCTGAGCGATTTAAGTCGTGGCTTCGCTCGCCGACGTATTGCGACCGTGGGCGTAACTGGTTTCAGATGTCGATAGACCTCGGCGACATGCAAGGTGTTCAGCTTCAGACGCTTCATTTCGTCAGCATGCCGGTGCAGACCAGCAAAAACGGCAACATTGTCACCTGGACGGCAACGGTTATCTGTAACGGTATCGAGGACATCACCGAAGACTACGACGACTGGATTGTTGAAGCGCAACCGGGGTACGGCTACTGGCTGGATTACCTGATCACCGAAGTGATGCCGAGGGCTGATTAATGCCGACATTAAGAGAATGGAAAGAGCGCAGGCCTGCCAGCGACATCAAACAGACGGTGGAGTTTTATCACCCCGCATTTGGTTATTACCGCGTAGTGAACAATCTGTTTCGTCCGGCGACGTTCGGCGGGAACACATTCGAACCCGCACGCTTCAGCGTGACAGAGCCTGCACAGGACGGAACGGCAACAATATCGCTGGTCATCACCTTTGTCGCAGCTACTGATCATGTGCGGCAGACGCTGAAAACATGGCAAGGCGCTGCACGTATGACGCCGATTCAGTGTCTTTATCAACAATGGGACGCTATCGGAGATTCAGCATCAATGAAGGACTGGACATTGTTTGTAAGCGATGTATCGGCTGACGCTAACAACGTGACGGTCAACGCCGGATTCACCAACCCTCTGACGCTTGCTAACCCAATTATTTACACCACAGAACTCTATCCCGGGCTGAAAACCTCATGACACAAGACGAATTTATCCGGCTTGTTACCGGCAAGCCGTGGGCTAACCGCGCCTGCAGTTTTGACGAGATGGACTGCTGGGCGCTGGTTGTTCTGTATTACCGGCATGTGCTGGGGCTAGAGCTGCACCACGTTCCGGGCTACGAATCCGGGGCTGACTTCATCACCTGCCATGAGCAGGAGGTGGATCACTGGCGACCGGTTCCTGCAGCGGTACCGGGTTGTATCGCTATTTTCTACCGCGGCGAAGTCCCGGCACATATCGGCGTGATGACCAGCCCCGTTAAGTGTCTGCATGCCCGCGGGGAGTTCGGTTTTGTGCGCAGCGATAACCCGCTGGCGCTTCTTAAAGTCTACAGTCGCGCGGAGTATATGGTGCATGGTTCGATATGAATTGCAGCGCCTGCCTGGCGCGCCGAAGCAGCGCGGTAACATTGAAGCAGGAACGCCGCTAATTGATCTTTTGGAGTCGCTGAAGCTGCATAATGATGTTGTGATTAAGCTCAACGGCAGAGAGATTCCTGACGACTTCGATATAGCTTATCCGCTGCGCAAAAATGACGTGGTTCTGGTGTTCGATCAACCAGAGGGTGGGGTAGGAAAATTAATCAGCACCATACTGCGACCGGTAACGAAAATCCTTTCAGGTGCCATGAAGTTGCTTGGCCTGGCTCAAAAAGCTGGCGGCATTTCTGTCGCAACCGGTGACTCACCCAACAATGACGTCACACAGCAAACAAACCGGGCGCGACTCTACAAAGGACGCCCCAATATTTTAGGGCTGGTGCGCGCTTACCCAGACCTGATTCAAGAGTCGATGTTTGAGTTCATCAACAACAACAAAATTGTGACGGAGTGGATGGAAATTGGATACGGTCATTATGAAATATCCTCTGTCCGTTATTCTGAATCCTCTCTTGTATCGATGGCCGGTGCCAGTTATCAGATTTATCAACCTGGAACGGTTATCCCTGAGATTATCCAGGGCTATGCGTTTGATGACGTGGACGGGCAGGAACTCCCTGGCACCAACGAACAAACGTCAGATATCGTAAATCAGGCCACTACTGACAACCTGATTTCCAGTACGCTGGCGGGAAATCAGTTTTATGCAAAAATAGAAAAACTTAACGATTTCGACGTGTTCAGCGATACGCCAAAACCTTTTGCTGTAACGGTAACAGTTAATGTTACATATAACACAGCAAGTGGATCGGTAACGAGGGATGTAAACGTTTCTGCCAACCTTTTCAGATCAGAGATTACCGACGATGGGGCACTAATTGACCCGCAGCAATTTTACGAATTTTGGTTCAGTTCACTGTCAGGCGCGGATTATGATGCGCTGCCAGTTGACACGGTGGTAAATAGCACGCTCTTTACGATCACTCAGTTTGCGACAATTGCGGTAGGGCCATTCTTTGCGGCTCTGGAAGGTGACCAACTCTGGATTCACCTTTACGCGAATGAGGCTGGAGGTTATGACGGACCGGCGAGGCTAACCTGGTGGCAGGTGGATGATGATAACGATCAGATCGCTGGCACCGAAGAAAGCATGGACGTTAATGTCCACAATGACGGTCCTAATCAGGATTATATTTACCGGACTTTCAAAATAGTGCCAGCGTCAGGAGCAGGGAGATATGCCTTTAAAGCCGAGCGCACTAATAACTCTGCCAATAACTCAGTGCTGTATCTGTCTGGTGCCCATGCAGTCACTATTCGACAAAACGTTATATATCCTGACGATACAATAGTCAGGGTTACTGTTCGGCAAACGGAAACGCAGACAGTCGCATCAGATCGAAAATATAACTGCCTGGCTCAGCGGAAAATTATTTCGTGGTCGGCGGCCGGTGGTATTGACTACACGTTGCGCGCCAGCAGGTCATTTGCTGATGCAGTCCTGCACGAATGGGTGATGACTGGAAAGCAGGACCCGGCGCGGCTGGACTTGCCTTCGCTTTACGCTATCCAGGATTCCCTGTCTGATGTGCTGTTGGGCTATTTTGACTGGACCTTTTCAGACGCAACGCAGCCGCTTGGCGAACGCATACAAACCATCTGTAATGTGGCCCGGGTGAGCTTCAACTGGATTGGCGACGTACTGACGTTCTGGCGCGATGAGAAAGCTGCAAACCCTGACGCAGTTTTCGCACGCTCAAATATGTTCTGGGATGAATATAAGCTGGCCTGGCAAATGTCTCTCCCCGGCGGTTATGACGGCGTCACGCTCGACTACGTTGACCCATCGACCAATAAAAAGAATTACATCTATCTAAGCATCGATAGTTCCGGAATTAATGAAGTTGCTGATGCGACGGTAAATGCAATGCAGGTGAGTTTGTCCGGCTGCCGCAACAGGGCGCAGGCAATGGACAGGGCCTGGCTGGAGGCGCGGAAACTTCTCTACTCACGTCTCACAATGACGGTAAAAGTACTGGATTCGACGCAAGTCGTGCGCGGTACGGTCGTTCAATGCCCGGATCTGTACGATAACGCTCAGCAGAACGGCTATATCACCGGCCGAGTTGGCGATGTGTTCTCTACGTCAGAGCGCATTGACTTCTCCCTGGGCAATATGTGGGTGGTGATGACAGACAGCCTGGGTAATTACCGCGGTCGGTGGCGTGCCTATCCTGTAGATGGCCAGGCAAAAGCGTTTCAGGCTGCCGCCGATGCTTTCGACCTCAACATTTATGACCGGGTAAACGTTCAGAACGCCAGCCGGTATTTCATCGCCACTGATACAGAACTGAACTCAACAATCTGGCGCGTGGACAGTGCAAAACCCAATGGTGACGACACTCAAACGCTTTCACTCACTGAATATTCAGACGCAATTTACGAGTAACTCGTAGAAATAACCAACCTTCGCGCACTGCATCAGATTAATTTCTGATGCTTATGTGCGCCATTTTTTAGGGCGACATGCACAATGGCACAAGTACCACTACCTACCCCAACAGATAACGATGTACCGAGCACAGATATCCGTGACGCGGTTTATGCCGGAGCGATGCTGGATAAAGCTGCCACCAGTACAGAGCTGACATACACCGATCGCCTCGGCGGTGAGCATTACACTATCGACGGCATTAAGGCGGAAGGGGATAGAGTAGTTGAAGAGACTCGGCAGAACCTAATCCCCCTCAGCCGTCAGTACATGACGCTGGCGGCGGCACAGGCCGATATTGCGAATATTCCCCTCGGTTCGTCAACTTATGTACGAAGTCCTGACGGATCCTCACTTGCTGATGAATATATCAACAACGCCGGTACGCTTGTAGCAACCGGACGGAAAATGCCGTCTCAGTCATATCTGGATTCCGTCAGTGCGGTGACTGGGCAGATTTATTCTGATGTAGGGCGCGGCTCACTGGTCATTAACTATTTCGACAAAGAGCGGACTACGGATGGTTTTGCTGTGGGCACAACCGGTTCTCTGGTAGCCAATGCAGCGTATTATGCAAGTGACATGATCCCCGCGCTGGGTAACACGCAGTACGTGTTTGCCGTTAACGTTTCGCAACTGGCATTTTATGATTTGCAGGGTACCTTCATTTCCTATGTTGCAGGTGCCGCTGCGGGTGCTGCATTTACCACGCCAGCCAGGACGCGTTATATCCGTTTCTCGCAGACTCTGAGCACAAGAAAGAATGCTCAGATGCTGCTAAAAGGGACTACTGTTCCGGCTGATTATGTCGGAGCGGGACTTGTCGATCCTTTCTCGGCCAAACGTACCGCACTGGCTCAGGCGATTGATATCAGCGCGCGTGCGAACGCTCTGGTGCGGAACCTGTTTGATAAAAACCGGGCAAACGACGGATATGCACTCTCGACTAATGGCAGTCTGACGGCAAATGCCAGTTATTTTGTTACTGACTATATTCCCGTACTGCCGGGGGAGAGTTACATGCTTTCATCCGGCACACAGGTGCTCTGCTTCTACGATCCGGACCTGAGCAAAACGTCAAACATCACTGTCACTGCTGCTACGGCTTTTACCGTGCCGGCGGGCTCCTATTACTTGCGTTTCCAGAGCACGCCGCTTTCAGGCAAAGAAAGCCTGATGGTTATTCGCGGTACTACGCTTCCGTCTTCGTATATCGGGTTCGGGACGTTGACAACCGCGGAAGTAACTACGCTTTCACAGAAAATAGCATGGGGAATTACTGATGGCACATTAGCAGCAGTGCGCAATATGTTCAACAGGGATATCGCGCTTGACAATTACGCACTGTCAACGGGCGGAACACCCTATGCTGCTAATAACTACTTTGTTACCGGCTGGATACCCGTCAAGCCATCGCAGCAATACATCATGAACGCTGCTTCAGGCGTGGTCGTATTCTTTGATGTCAATAAAGCGAAGGTTTCAAACGGAACTATCGCTAACGGTACCGTATTTACCACGCCATCTGATGCGGTTTATGTCCGGTTTCAGGTATACAATCTTGCAGCAAAAAACACACTGATGATGGTTGAAGGCTCAGCACTCCCTGCGAGCTATCTGTCGTTCGGGGCGCCGACTTCAACTTACGTCGATAGGCAGGCGCTAATCACCGCACGCTCTGTTGCGCTCTCACTGCAAAAAGTGGCAGTTAATCTCTATAACAGTGAGCTGGCTCTGACAGATACGGGTGTTTCTTATCAGACCGGTGGGCTGACATCTTCAGCGGGGTATTTTGCCACGCCTAAAATGATGGTCACTCCCGGTGACTGGTTCGTGTCGACATATGGTTCAGGGGGAGGAGCGTTCTACGGGCTTGATGGTACATTCCTCAGCGGGTTCCAGAATCTGGTCGCAAATACGCCTTATGCTGTTCCTGATAATGCATATTTTGTTCGGTTCCAGGTCTACAACCTGACACGCCTGAACAGCCTGATGGTTTCACCAGGTCAGACTGTTCCTGCTGGATATGTCCCTTTCGGTGGGCAAGCACAGGAATTGCCCTGGCAGGGAAAGGGGATCGGGTTCCTTGGTGACAGCATAACAAACACAGGAAACTACATTGCTCCGCTTCTTTCGCGGACCGGTATGGTTCAGATTGCGAACTACGGCGTACCGGGGCAGGGAGTTCGAACAATGGCTGATTCACTCAACGCCACCACTATTGATGCGATGGATTTCATTTCCATTCTGGGAGGGACGAACGATTATGGGGGAAATCGCCGGCTCGGGACAATTGCAGACGCCAGGGCGGATTATGACGACACGACTGTAAAATCGTTTTATTACGACGTGTTTTACGTTCTGGACAAAATATACACTCTTAAACCGAATGTGCGAGTGATGTTCAGCACACCGCTCAAGCGCGGGGCGTTTGAGAATCAGCCAGTTTACCCAGCAGCTAACTCTGCCGGGTTTACCCTTCCGCAATATGTTCAGGCAATCAAAGAGGTATGCGTATTGTTCAGCGTGCCCGTCTGCGATTTGTTTGCTGAAAGCGGGCTGAATCTATACAACCTGAGCGTCTACACCAGTGACAATCTCCATCCCAACGCCGCAGGCGGTGAACTGATGGCTCGTCGCATGGCTAGCGCAATAAATCAGTTGTAATCAAAATGATGCGGCTATCGTGAAAATTGATAGCCGTAGCCTTTCTTGATCTTCTCCCTCAATGAAATTACTGTATGCATAAACAGTATTTATGTGAGGTCAACATAATGGGCTTTCCGTCACCGGCTGCTGATTACATTGAAACAGCGTTAACAGTAAATTCTCTGTGCAACATCACTGCAAACTCACGCGTCATCACAACTGACCGTGGATATGTCGTTCTCGATTTATCACTGAAGGTAAAGCAGGGAAGTATTCTGCTTATACGCATCCCTTGCTGACGATTAAGGCGCTACAGTGTAATATGCAGGCCAGCATACGGACAGGTAGGTTTGCGATAGTGTCCACCGATGTGTCCATTAAATAGAAAACGTTACGAAATAAGGTTAAAAAATCCTTATATATGAAGAATATAAGAAACTTTTCCATCATCGCTCACATCGATCACGGTAAGTCGACATTGTCTGACCGTATTATCCAGATTTGCGGTGGCCTTTCCGATCGTGAAATGGCAGCCCAGGTTCTGGACTCCATGGATCTTGAACGTGAGCGCGGTATTACCATCAAAGCGCAGAGCGTCACGCTGGATTACAAAGCGGCTGATGGCGAAACCTATCAACTGAACTTTATCGACACCCCCGGCCACGTCGACTTCTCTTATGAAGTTTCTCGTTCGCTTGCAGCCTGTGAAGGCGCTTTGCTGGTGGTTGACGCCGGTCAGGGCGTAGAAGCCCAGACTCTGGCTAATTGCTATACGGCAATGGAAATGGACCTGGAAGTGGTGCCAGTCCTGAACAAAATCGACCTGCCTGCGGCCGATCCGGAACGCGTGGCGGAAGAGATTGAAGACATCGTCGGTATTGATGCCACCGATGCGGTGCGCTGTTCAGCGAAGACCGGCGTTGGCGTACCAGATGTGCTGGAGCGCCTGGTGCGTGATATTCCGCCGCCGGAAGGCGACCCGGAAGCGCCGCTGCAGGCTCTGATCATCGACTCCTGGTTTGATAACTACCTCGGCGTTGTTTCTTTGGTACGTATCAAAAACGGTACCATGCGCAAAGGCGATAAAATTAAGGTGATGAGTACCGGGCAGGTGTATAACGCCGATCGTCTGGGTATTTTCACGCCGAAACAGGTTGACCGTACTGAGTTGAAATGCGGCGAGGTAGGTTGGCTGGTTTGTGCCATTAAAGACATTCTCGGCGCACCGGTCGGCGATACGCTGACTCTTTCCCGCAACCCGGCAGATAAAGCGCTGCCTGGTTTTAAAAAGGTTAAACCGCAGGTTTACGCCGGCCTGTTCCCGGTGAGCTCTGACGATTATGAGAACTTCCGCGACGCGCTGGGCAAACTGAGCCTCAACGATGCCTCTCTGTTCTATGAGCCGGAAAGCTCTACCGCACTGGGCTTCGGTTTCCGCTGCGGCTTCCTGGGGCTTCTGCATATGGAGATCATCCAGGAGCGTCTGGAGCGTGAATACGATCTGGATCTGATCACCACGGCGCCGACGGTAGTTTATGAAGTAGAAACTACCTCGAAAGAAGTTATTTACGTCGATAGTCCGTCCAAGCTGCCGCCGCTGAACAACATCCAGGAGCTACGCGAGCCGATCGCTGAGTGCCACATGCTGCTGCCACAGGAGTTTTTAGGCAACGTCATTACCCTGTGCATAGAAAAACGCGGCGTGCAGACCAACATGGTCTATCACGGCAACCAGGTTGCGCTGACCTATGAAATCCCGATGGCGGAAGTGGTGCTCGACTTCTTTGACCGTCTGAAGTCTACCTCTCGCGGCTATGCGTCGCTGGACTACAACTTCAAGCGCTTCCAGGCTTCCAATATGGTGCGGGTGGACGTATTGATCAACGGCGAGCGTGTGGATGCGCTGGCGCTGATCACGCACAACGACAATGCGCCGTACCGTGGTCGTGAGCTGGTAGAGAAAATGAAAGAGCTGATCCCGCGTCAGCAGTTCGATATCGCTATCCAGGCTGCAATCGGCAACCACATTATTGCCCGTTCTACCGTAAAACAGCTGCGTAAAAACGTCCTGGCGAAATGCTATGGCGGCGA